TTGTTAAAAGCGTTCCCAAAAGCAACGGCGATGTCGGCTCGAAACGCTAATGATACTGTGCGGGATTGGAACGCTGGGAAAATACCAATGCTATTGGTGCATCCTGCAAGCGCGGGGCATGGGCTGAGCCTACAACATGGGGGCCGCGTGTTGGTGTATTTTGGGCATTATTGGAACTTAGAACATAGGCAGCAGGTGTTAGAGCGTATAGGCCCGGTTAGACAACAACAATCCGGATACGACCGAACAGTCTACGTGATTAACATAATAGCCAGGGACACGATAGATGAGCTTGTGCTCAAGCGAGTCGAGACCAAAGCTACCGTGCAAGAACTATTATTGGAGGCGATGGCGAAATGGAAACGTTAACGGCGCGAGAAACGCATTGGAGATACTACCCGCCGGACGATAAGGGTCGGGTTATGTTGTTGCTAACTACGGGCGGGGTATTGATAAAAGGCCCCTGGGGGGCTGGCGAAGGGCTGTTAGCGTGGTGCCCTATGCCAAAGAGAACTATAGAGATAGAGGACGCGCTACGCGCGGCTAAATAATCAGGAGAGGTAAAGAATGAAACACAGCGATATAAACGATGCCGCAACAGAATTAGAAACTAAAAATAGGGACGCGGCACTAGCCTCGATCAGAGAACAGGCCGCACAGATAGAACCCGGCACCGCTGGGGAGTGCGCAGAGTGCGGATACTATTATAAACGAATCGTGCGCGGGTTGTGTGCTCGTTGCAGGGATGATCTAGGAGAGAAATAATGCAGCAATATAGACACGAGTTACACAAACCGTCCTTGCTCATCGCGCTGGGTCTGGCACCTTTGCCTCCTCGGGTAGTGGAACAAACCAAACACCACGGAGAAGAGCCCTACGTCGCGAGTAATTGCGAATATACAGCGGGTGAGCGTGAGAATATTAGGTGCATTATCTGTGATGCGATCGACGCAGAACCTCTGTTGGACACTACCCTGCTCGCAAAAAGGCTGGTGCAAGAAGGGCATCGAGTAGCGCTAGGGGTATTACAACAATGGATTCGGGCGGAGCGCAGGAAAAAAGGACACACGCGCGTTTACCCGTGTGACAACTTGGCTATAATGGCGCTACAGGGCGCGACGAGAGAAGAAGCTCAAGCGGCGTTTCCGGCCATATCACTGACCACGGTATTGTTAGTATACGCGGCGCTAGGAATACCGAACCCGCGAACAACCCGCAGAAAGAAAATACCGAAAGTGCGTGATACCCTACGGCGCCGGGTTTTGTGGATCAAGGAAAGATACTATCAAAACCTGAGCACAACCCGGAAGCCGAGCGCCTGAGCGTTGGGAACGAAACCTGGCAGTTCCGATCTATCTAGTGTTATTACGATCGGTCGGAACTCTAATTCCGATTTTTTCGGAAGAGGCGACCGTTGTAACGGGTATGTAGAACAGGCCGACAAAAGACACAAGACCAGCGCTAATAACGTTGACCTGCTCATCCGTGACTGGTAGCTCATAGCCGAACACGTTAGCCATATTTAGAAGGGTGATAACGAAGGCCGACAGTACCGATACCGTAATCTGGCCGGTTTTCCACGCTACAGGGTTCGCGACCATTTTGCCATGTTTCAATACGTCGGGAATAGAAAACAACGCTGTAACCTTATTCATACCTATGGGTCTCCTTTAGAAACAACCGCGCACCATTGCGCCAAAAACAAAGGACATCACAATCAAAATACTTACCAGCACCGACAGTATAAATACTTTCATACCGTCGCATCGATTAGTTCGTTAATGATCTCACGGATCTCACAGTAGCCTCCCTCGGGATATAGCGGCACCTGGGATCGTATCGCCGTGATAAAAATTTCGCGCCAGTGCGCATTCTCTTCTGCGCACACTTTGGCGTTTAGGATTTTGGCCTCTCGCGTCGCGGTTTCATAGAACGCCCTAGCCTGCTCCTTATTACAGCCAACTAAGGCCGTGGCGGATATTGTTATTGCTACTAATATAATCAGTATGAATTTCATAGTTTACCCTCAAAAAGTAAGATCTCCTGCTCTCTGCGATTGATAAGCCCGGCCACCACATTCCCCTTTGATCTGATCCATCTGCGCATTTGCGTCGGCACCTCGTCGAATTTACCCGCTACCAGCCGCTTGCGAAGTGTCGAGCTAAAGAACGCGGAGCCCCCAACGTTAAACGCGAAAGAAACCAGCGCGTCGAACTGATCCTGGGTTAGCTCGTAATTCAAGGACCCCGAGGCGATCAAAGCCTCTCGTTCGCTCTCTGAATCCGGCTCAAAAGGTGCGCCCAACCCTATATTGACGACGCTGCTCACGTAGGCAACATCCTGCCGGAATAGTTGCGTCATTTGCTCTTTGGTAAGCCCGGAGGAGTAAGGCACTTTAACCCCGTCTATGAATATCCGTCCGCTACTGAGTTCGTCGCGAGTTAAAGCGTGGCCTACCCCGATCGTAAGAACACCTGTTGAGTCAGGGTAGGGTTTACTAACCGCGCCACCCTCCCATCCGGTTAGCAACGCTAACCCCTTATCGCTCATTCTCATCATTCTACGTTATGCCTCCGCTCTAAATGGTTATCTAAGCGAGAGTGCGCGAAACTCGTCGCCCTCTCGATGTGATCCAACCTCGAATGGATGTTGCGTATATCGGCGCGCATCCCACCCCATATCGCTGCAGCGACAAAAACCTGGCCGATTAACCACTTAACCGTTGTCGGATCTACTTCAAACATGCGCTGCTCCCCTTTTTTTTTTAGTTAATCGCGGAAATGACAAATTCTATCTCGTTGGTGCCGACAGTATTGATGTATACCATTGGGCGGGAGGCCCCATATATCGACCGGTCGTTTATCTCCGCGAAATTCCAATCGGAAAACCGCAGAGAAACTGCAGCAGTTTCTAAGGTTTCATGGACGTATCCAGACAAGGCCAGCCCGTCGAGAGCCGCTTCGGCTAAGAGCGCCGCAGCGTTTATCGGTTGTAGATACCAACCCACTTTATGCACCTGCGAACCCCCTTGATACGCGGTGCAATACCCAACCATAGCCCAATAATTAGACCCATCATAGCAAGCGAAGGTGTCAAAAGCGCCAAAAACCCATCCAGTATCCTCTGTATACTCCTGCAACCCCACGCGGAACGCCTGTTCTGTGTATCTCCAATCATACGGTGTGAGGCGTATGGCGCTCGAAGCCACCCTATGCCCGGCAATAATTAACGCGGGATTAGGAGCCCCAGGAAAAAACGGCGTCGAGACTACCGCACAGTACGGCGAGGTGACGATTGTATGAGCCTCATTAGGGCCATAATCCTCGAAAGTTACATCATTCAGTTTGCTCAATACCGTTATGGCAGACTCGGACACCTGAATCCTGGTGGTTCCGTAGCCTAGAGTGTCGACGATAGGCCGGTAGAACGTCATAAAATGGTGCACTTCCCACACGTCCGGGAGCACCTGTGTAACGTCTACTAGGCCGGAGGCGTGAGTAGAATCCACGCCTCTGATAGTGCCGTTATCTATCTCGGTTAAGGTGGAATCTGTTACGACCTCAAATATAGACCAGTACACGGACGCGCTGGACACAGCATCGGACGAATAGAAAAGCGCGAATCTCGTCTCCGAAATGCGCATTTTAGATACGTTCCTGGTTGATGTAACCAGGGTGTTAGCTAGAAATACTTTAGTGTTGGGTGTTATGGTGCCATTCGCTGCGACGTTACAAACAATACCATAGAGAGAGGATGTTGCATTATCGAGACCTATAGCTACGAACTGGTTTTCCTTCATGGCCACGACGTATACATTCTGGTAATTATACGTTGCAACCGTGGATTCTATCGTGGCCGGAGTACGCACGGTAGCTACACCCTCGGCTGTTAGGACTATATCTTCGTCTAGGTCCACGATCACGCCCCGGATGTTGTCGGGAGTATTGGTTTCGACAACTGCGACGATAACGAAGCGCGTAGCGGATAGTGTATCGCAATCTATACAGTGAGGCTCGTAGCCTAAGTCAACAGGAATCGGATCGCTGACGGCAAACGAGGGGGGATCTTCCGTGGTACCACACCTGTCTGTAGCCCGGCTGTCGAGTAGTGTACTTGATCCGATCATTTAGGAGCTCCTGCGATTAAGGCGGGCAGTATGCGCACACCTTCTACGTCGCCATTTTCGATTGCTATTATGCCGTCGATTGTAGCATTAATCTGCCCGGCGGGATAGTGGAGTATGGCTCCGCCTACTGAGTTTGCAGCTTTGAACAGTCCCAAATCCGCCTCCCCTTGGTTCAGTTGTACGCCCAGCTTATAAGTGTCTGATAAGAAACGTAAACCGGCGGGGCCTGAGTAACCATACTGCGCACCACCTGTCATTGCCTCCACAGTTGCGCCTACCTCACGTAGGAGCACCATCTGCCCGAATAGGTAGCTGGCCTGCTCACGCCCTAAGTTCTCCGCCAGGCAAGCCGTATCATCCCAATCGCACTCCCCTTTCAGCATGTTTTTAAGCGCCAAACTGAACACAACCGGCACAAAATTCAGCAGCAATAGATCCCCGGCAAGCAGGCCAACTTGAGCTGGCGATTTGAAATCTGTGCGTCGTACAGCTTCAACATTTAGATTATATGTTGCGCTAAAGTATGAATAGAAATTAGTAAATAGTTTTAGCGCCGGGTGTCCGCGTTGTACTTTGGCCAGATCTTTGATCTGACCACCGGATTGCGAGTCGAGTACCGCCTGGTCGGCCATCGCCGCAGCGGTCTCCTCGATCTCCTTACGCGCTGCTTCGTCCGCCGCCTGCTCATACTTTGCCTCGTAGAGGGCTTTCTCATACGCGCCGAGCCAGGTAGGTATGTCCACGCCGCGCTGCATTTTAGTAATCATCGTAAAGAACGACGCTTTTACAATGGAGATTTTCTCACCGGCACGCACAGTATTGAGTACGTCGTTGACCTCCCGGTTCATGGTAGCGTCGCGCCGCCGCATTAGGCTGGATCTCTCGTTAACATATCGCGACGCAGTGTTCGGGTTTTTCATGAATTGAGCCAACCCTTTAGATATCCACCCGCCGCCGATACGCACCCAAGACTGGGCTAAACCAGACGGCTGCAACAGAGCGGTCGTTACGCGCCAACCCATGCCCACGATCGTCGCGCCCGTACGCAGGTGATTCAACGCGCGTTCTATCGGGCTCTTAGCTGGCAGGTCTCCCTGCGCGATATCAACCACCGTGTCCCTCATCTCGCGGAGTATGTCCGCGCCGTAGAATTCGCGGATACTACTATCGAGCGCTCTTAGTATTCGATTAGCGTCGATCAACCATGGCTCCCACGCGAGTCGATGGGTGACCGAGCTAACGTGCTGCGCTATGGCGTTGAAACTCAGCAAGAGAGGCCGACCTACCACAGAGTCAGCGCGCGCTTTGGCGTAGCCATTCTTAGCCGACGATCGGCCAAACGCGCCTAGCATCCCGGACCGTAGATCCGTAACAGCTTCTAACGATTCGCTGCGAGTAGACAGTTGAGTGTCATAAGTCGCCGGGAAATAACCCCCTCGGTAGGTTCCGAATTTGGTTACTATCGGTACCGCCTCGACTTTTTTAGGACTCAGCCCAGTGACATTCTCCTCCAGGGCTACGATCTGCTCCCAATAGCCGTTTACGAAATCCAACACCCCTTGAACGAAGTCCCAATCCGCTTTGGTGAGTGTGTCTAGGATCGCCTCCGCATCTACGATAGATAACGCTTTATGGCCGGATAGTCCCCCATCTAGCAACCGCTGCCGGTTGCCTTCGTTACCGTAGTTCAGTGCGAACATAATGCGCTGTTCGTGCGTCATGCTGATATTCGTACCGGGTACTATTTTCTTCTTGGCGTAAAGATTACCAGGTACGTGATCCTGCGCCGGTAGCGCATCGAACAGTTTAGCTAAAGCCTCTGCAGCCTGTTGCCGCATTTCAACTTCCTTGTCACCGGCCTCATTCATCCCCCGCGAGAGTATGCGCCACATGATTCCGCCGTCTTTGCCACCGTCCATCTCCCGTATAATTGAACTGAATTTCCGGTGTGCGGCTAGCATGAATCGACCCCAAGCGCCCAGGGTGCCCACTACGTCCGTACGAGACTCCTGCTCAACTACAACCCGGTTCGCGTTTTTCTCTATTGATTCGCGAGCGAGGGCCATTAGCGCGTTGAACTCCGCCTTTTCCCGAGCCGATAATAATTTTTTCTTGAGCCGCCCGATATGGTCGATTTGTTTAATAGTGTCTGACAGACTCCTTAGCTCACTAAGCGTCATGTCCTTGAAATGCTTGCGCTTTATATCCTCTAGCAGTGCTGAGTCTATCGCAGGGTTTATGCCTGCGAGTTCCTGCTCCTCTACCCACTCTGCGAGAGATCGCCGTTTGTCTAACGCGCGGTTAGTCACACCCTTACGCAGGTCGGTGAGCTCTAACAGATCGTCGATCTGCTCCAGTTGATCTGGGTCTATGTTGTCGCGCGTACCATTATTACTGAACTTACTGAGGTATCGAACTGTTTGCTCCACCTCCTCAACTGCGTCCGCCGCCGCTTTAGCTAAACGATTGTTAAGTAGTGCCGCGCGTTGCGCCTCGATCGCGCCCTGCGGATCCCTCGGCAAACGCGCTAGCGCCTGCCGACTGGCCTTACCCTCGGCTTGCGTGTAGGCGTGCGGTTTTATGTCCCGTATTCGTTTATCGTTGATGACAGAATCCGCCGCGAGTTTCGCAGCTTTGTTGATCTGTGCTGCAGTAGCGCGGGACTTGCCTTCCGTCAACAGTTTCAAACCCGTCGCTAGGAAACGAGCCCGAACATCGTTATGTATCGCTAGCTCCACCGCGCGTTCCATAGCCTCCGGCGTAGTTAGATCGCCGTGTTGCTCTAGCATTCGCTGATCGACTAGCGCCGAGATCCTGTCGAACTCTGGTTCCGCAGCGGCGATCGCTTGCGCGAGGGCTCCCCCAGACGGGTACCCCAATAGTGTTGCAGCCTGATCTAGTGGCAACCCCGTGGCAGAAGTCATCCCTTTGAACCTAGAGGGGTCTACTCCTAATTCCACGAGCTCTCGCTCGTTTAGTTTAAATGTTCTCTCGGCTTTCGTTAGCTCACCCTGGTCGTCTACTAGCTGCCCTTGTTTCAAGAATCGTATTGCGGCGTACACCGTTTCGTTTCGCACTTCGGCGGTAGCCTCTCTGCGTAGTTTTTTACGAACAGCGCGTACGGTGTTCTGCAGCGTTTTGAGAGCTTTTCCTTTGGCGTTACTAAGCCACTTCAAATCGCGCACGCTACGAGCGCTCAGCAACGAAATAGCCTCCTCAGTAGCTCGCTCACCTAATTCCAAATAATCCCTGAAAACAGCGGGAGACACCCCGGCCTCCTCCGCCGATGAGAATAGTGCCTGGTAGGATCGTATTTGTTCCGCCTCTTTGATACGATCCTCTGAGGTCAACAACCTATCAAATACCGCGCGGATGTCATCGTTCAGCTTACCGGCCAAAGGGTTCTGCCGTAGAAATTCTTTAACACCGGAATATACCCGCAGCATCCAGTCTCGGAATCTAGCGAATACCGATTGCATCTCCACGGAAGGAGCTTTGCCCTCTAGCGCATACCGCTCAAAAGACTGCGCCCATTGCTCATGGTATTGACGCTTTTGGTTTATGGTCATCCGATCCCAGATTTCCTCCGGAGTAGTGCCAGTAGGTATCGCTCCTCCGGATGGTGTTTGCTCTCCGCCCTGGTAGTATGACTGAATCTCTACATCGTTATCGCTGAAGATAACGTAGTTGTAAGAGTCCCCACCCTTGTTCCGGCCCATTCCGTCGCGGTATTTAATGCCTCGAATACCGAGGGCGTGTAAGCGCGCGGACATGTCTTTCTCGGACGATTCGGGATCGAAGTTTTTATAGAACTGCGCCCCGGTATAACCGAGATCCTCTGCTAGTTTAATACCCTCTACATCGTAAGCTGACAAGAGCGCGGCCCGAACCTTCTCGCTCTGCTCACTGATCGGCGTATCCCAAAGCAGATATTCATCCTCTTGCGGTTTTAGTTCCACTTCGTAAACCCGACCCCTTTTCGCTATCAGGTCGCCCCTTTCCGCTATTAGGGCGTCATACTTTTCGGCAGCAGCATACCCCTCCGGGCTTGAGTATTTTCGATACCGGATTTCGTAACGAGCCATTACCTCCGCTAAAGAGCTCAACTCAGTGTTGATCTCTTTTACCCTTTTCAGATCCTTGACGTTATCTCGGTAATACTCGGCTACGGCTTTACTCGACGCAAAATATAGCCCATACCCGAACGCCTGCGCCCCTTCTCCGCTACCTATTTTGCTCGTAGAAAACATATCGAACTCATGCGGCGATCCGTGAAAAGCCTTCTGCTCCAGGTCCCCGCCGGGGATACCCTCTTCTGTACCCGTTATACCGAACCACTCCAGCGTTTTACGAAAGTCGTCCCGGATTTGTTGTGGTGCGTTGGGGTGCTTCGCCATCGCGGCCAACGCCTCCAGATAAAAGTGCCCGGCTTCGTGTATAACAGAGGACAAATCGGCTCCCTGCGACAGGGAGATCGTTAGTGTATCCGGATTGAATCCCGCCCGAGCTCTCTGAAATAGAGGCATTCCGGCGTTGACCCGCTCGGATAAACCCTCGGTGACGTCGAAACCCTGTTGCACCGCTAGCTCACGCTCTGCGTCCACCTCATTCACGCCGGTGAAATCGAATCCCTTTATATCGGATCGGCCAAGTTTAGCAACATCCCGCATGACCTGTTCTAAGATGCCGTTCGCATCGTAAAAAGCTCTCATGCCTTTGCCACTCACCTCTAAACCCTCTGAGTCGAGAGTGTGCTGAATGGGGCCCATAGAGCCTAGCGGCAGCGCGTCCTCCGCCGCGTTCAGAGCCTCGACGGCTTTATCCGTAAGTTCTGCGCCTATGGCCTTCTTCACCTCTGCGAGTGTTAATTTCCCTTGGATTGGGTAGGGAATGGAAACCTCACTACCGTTCGCGTCCAGTAGTTGAGCTATCCGGTAGTGGTAGTTCGCATCCCTAGCTAGGGTAATCGACGACGCTAAACGACTGAGACTGTAGCGAGCATTCTGTTGTTCGCCGGTATTCCAGACGACAGAATCCACACCCTTTTCCACTGCGTGACGTAGTACCGCCTTGGTAACTAACGCCAGCCAGGATTTAGTGTTCGCAGTAAACGGCGCTCTAGGTATGTCGGTGCGTAGCTTGTTTAGTGCTGATTGGACGACCCCCCTGCGGTGCAGGTCTTTCAAGCGAGGATTATTCCGCGCGTTAGTACCTGGGGTTTCAAGCAAGGTGTCCGCCTCTATCTCTTCCTCTGTGAGACCCTTGCGAAGGTAGCTCATCTTTTGAGGAATCACCGCCATCTTGCGAGCTAATTCAGCTATCACCTGCTGGTCTGGGTTTGTCTCTAACAACTCCTTATGCTTGGCTTTTTCTAGCTGGGTCAGTTCAGCTTCCAGCGCTTTCATACGGGCGTCATCCTCTTTACCCATCTCGTATGCAAAGCCGATGTCGCGGCCTTGTTGCGCCCAATCGCTCTGGAGCTCCTCGATCACTAGGACTCTTTTATAGGCGCCATTATCTATGAGGGATCTCAGCGCCGACTTTAATTCCGTTCGTTTTTCAATGGTTTCGAGGTGTTTTTTAGTGAGCGCCAACAGTTCTGGATACTCGGGCGCGTTCTCGATAATCCGCCAAGTCTCGGAGGAGTACCCGAAGGCGTCGGACTTCTCCCCTTGGACTTTCCAACTGAGCAATCCTAAAACCGTTTCCATCTCGTGCTCGTTCGCATCTCGACTAAAACGTTCCTGCGCTAGATTATCTAGGACTTTATGCACGGCCTCTTGCAACGGCACCTTTGTGTCATCGAGGGGAACGGAGTCAAGCTCCGCGCGTAACCTGTCACGTTCTTCGTCGTTGGAGACCCTAAAAGTTCGGATAGTATATCTCGCAAAAGCTATGCGGTTGTTGTTCGCGTCGGGATTGCTAAAATCATGGGTACTGTACTCAAACGAACCGAACCTACTGGTCGGTAGGGTTATCGCTAACTCTACGTATTCGTCCCGAGAACCCTTTAAGGTGTATCGCCCGAACTCTGTATCGCCGGAAGCCTCCTCCTCTTCAACATCAGTTGTTTGTATATCAGCCTCTTGTTGGATGTCATCTATGTGCCCGTTAACAAAGTCCTGCAACGTTTCGATTAACTCGTCGGTATCATCTTCAGGTATCGCATCGGGAACTCGCCCGTCGCGTACTAAGTTACTACCATACTCATCCTCGGCGTACCATACTCTACTCCCGTCCTCTTCTTCCTCGCCCAACTCGTAAGTAACAGCACGATCGTTATCTAGAACCAGATACAGGAGCCTCCCACCGTGGTGGTAGGGCCTGTCTACGTAGTTAACGTCAATGAGCTCGTCGTACAGGTCTCTTATCTCTTGGTCGTAAGCGTAATCCCGTTCGCGTTCTGCCCTACTGTAATCGTCGTACTCCTGCCGATCACCGTTGCGGTCGTAGAAGTAATACCTCGTTGCCTGTCCTTCATCGGACGAGATGATCTCTACCTGTACGCCGTTCTCCCTAACGTATTCCAACACCGCTTCAACGGACACGGATTCGCGCTCTGAGGGGTCTATTTTGTCCCGTTTACCACTGGCGGCATCCTCTAGTATGCCGTTCAGATAGTCCAAGAGCCCTACCGCCTCTACCTCTTCTTTCTTGAACTTGCCTTCTGCGACTCGGGAATTGATCCAGGTTTTAGCCTGCTCGATTTTAATTAAGCCTTTCTTGTTGGCGAGTTTTCGCAGACCCTCGATATTGCGAGCGAGTGCCGAGTATAGCTCTGATTGGTTATAACCCTCCGCCTGGCGCTTAGCGCGAGCGGCTAGGCTATCGATCTCGTTCCGACTCGGTACTCGAACGCTCTTAGCCGCGTCACCCAGCAGCACCACCCGACCCTGGCCGCCTTGTTCCACGTAGTACCCATCGTAACCCGCTTCGATTACTTGGTTCTCAAAACGGTTCATGCCGTCAAAGCGATTGCTGTCCGCCTTGAAGCCGCGCTCGTTCTTACTAGCATCATACAGATTGTGCAGCACAACGTCGTGCCTGGTGTCGCCGACGCCCTCCTCGGGTTTTACCCCGTTGCCAATGTCGACGTAGAAATCTATCCGAGTCTTTAGCTTTTGATTATCCGAACCAAACAAAACCCGTTCGCGCTCCGCACCCGGCCTACCGGTTCCGTAGCGATCGCCTTCCAATATCGCGCGCGACTCTCTCGAATAGTGTACGCCCACGAGACTAATACTGCCGGGTTGACTCGGCGCGGCTGGGCGCGGAGGCTCACGGAAGTCCGTTACTGTAAAAGCGGCATCGCCGGGTATCTTAGTATAACCTCGTGGCGCATTGGCTACGTCCTCGACTAGCTCAGACGGCAGTACAGGAGCCAATAGTCGTCCGTCGGAGAACTCCAAACCCCGAGGCGTTAGTACCGCCTCCTGTCCGTATCTCTGCCCGATGTCGACCGCCGCATCGGAGTCGATACCAAACACCAAAAACGAGTTCGACTCTTTCAGGTCCCCAGGGTACATACCCTTGACTTCTACGTACTTAAGACCCTTAGCGTCCAATTCCGCACGTAGCGCCGCGTTAGCAGCTTGGTTCTGCGCCTCGCTCTGTTGCGTCGCGTTCGGGTTCTCCGCAGTCACGATGCCCCAGTTCTTTTTTGAAAAGATCCCACGAATGCGATCAGCGGCAAAGTCCTCAAGGGTCGCGTCGGCGGAGAACTCCGTCGTAGTATTGCCAATGTTATCGACCAGACGCGTTAGTGCCTCAAGATCGTCCGAAGCGGCGTAACCTCCGAAGTTCGTAGAACTCCAATATTGCACGACGTATTTGAAATTAGCCGCCAGTGTTTTCTCGTACTCGTTCTGGGGTACCATATTGCCGTGCATTCCTACGACTACCTGCTCAGCCTTCTGCGTCATTGCCGCGGCCGTAAAGTACCTAGCTTTATATTGGTCTTTCTGCGCTTCGCGCGCTTTGTACTCCGCCGTTCCGTCTGACGAAAATTTCTCCTCAGTGAGGAAAACACCGTCGGGCTTCAGCGCTTGTTTCACCAGCGCGACGTGTGCCGTACGGTCGTTGTTGATGAATTGGAACGTCATCGACTCGTGTACTACGTCATACTGTCTGTCCAATCGGAAGGGAGGGATAACCACCCCGGTGCCCTCCTCCGGCCATCCGTTACCGCCCCACGGCATCATCAACTGCCGAGCGCCTGGTACTGTAGATTTATCGACAAAAAAGTTCTTCATCGTAGAGAGCGGCTCCAGCGCGTCGGTCTCTATACTACTGTTAGATAGCGCCGTTATTGTTTTGGCCCAGGAGCCCTCACTCGCTCCGACATCCAGCACCGCCGCGCCGTTGGTATATGTGCTGACGATAGCCCTACCCGTTAGTACCTGCACCTCTCCAAAACCAGGGATGCTAGCTCGGATATGGTTGTCGAAGTTCCCTCGGTGCTTCTCATATTCCCGTAGGAACTCGCGGTGCTCCGCTCGCAGAGGTATCACAGGCTCGTACGCGGCGCCAGGCACACCATCCAGCCCTAGCGTCATCTTAGCGAAAAAGGCCGCCGTATCACCGCCTGGGCGGTTCGTGTTTAGCTTGGAAGGATCCTCGTCTTGCTTGTAGCCCTCGACGTGTGTGGATGCGAAATTTACGGGCAACAACTCGTAGAGCTCGCTAGGCATCATACCCAGCTTGGCCGCGTTATTCGCGAAGAATTCTCGCAGCGGGGTTGCATATAGCTCAGCGACCGTTCGGTCAAAACGCCCCGTGCTCTCTATGCTTTTGACAAGGGTATCGTGTACTGTTCGGAGGTCGTTCGCGAACACCTCCGCCTTATTCGCGTGAGCTTTTAGATAGTCTGGGTATGAACCCTCCGGGTTCTGTTGTTTAAAATCTGCTTCCGACAGCACCGGATCGTTCTCGATAACCAACCGCCGAGCCTCATCCTCTAAGTTCGTCTGTAGGCTCTGCAGAAAATTCTCTGATTCGGAGAACGTCATACCATCTGGGGTTGCCCTAACATTATCGATTAGCGCGGCCTCGATGGGTTTACCCGATATATGGGTAGCGTAGAGTGACATAGGTATGCGAACGTCGCCACCCCCGGCTTGTAACGCAACCGAAATGTCCTTAGCCACTTCCGGCATGGCCTCAAGCTCGGATTGGCTCAGTGTTTCGTCCAGCGCCTTAGCATCGACGTATAGTTCCTTAACAACTGAATCCTCCGTAACCTCGTCGATGAACTCCGCGAACGCCTCCGGCGACCTCTCCCGGACGGGGTTCGAGGCGGTTTCTTTAGCCAGGTCCCCGAGAATCTTGCGCGTTTCCTGCGCGTGAGCTGCTTGGCTTAGCTCCTTAAATTTTTTCAGTGCGGACGTATCCAGGGCTTTGTCGACAGTCGTATTCCGAGTGGGTAGCGCCTGCACTCCCGCACCCATAACACTACCGAGCACGAGACCCGTGGCCATGGCCTCTTCGACTCCACGATTCCAGGGTTTTCCAAGCGCGATATTCTCAGCGATAACCTCGGCGGCGGACTGCGGCATCTCCTGCACCGCGCCTTCTACGGCGGCACCACCTAAAATTTTCGCGACTAGACTCGGAGGAACTTTGGCCTCATCCATCACTTTTTTAGCCGCGCCGCTCGCCATCCAGGTATCCACGTCCGTGACGCCCAGCTTAGCGGCTATCTTACCCCCTAACAGATTGAACGCGAAACCCGCTGCACCGCCAGCTTGCGCCAGTAACGCCTGTCGCGCGTCTGTTAGTCCGTCGGGAGATTCCTGTCGCACCTTCTCAGAAATACCTCCCGTTATTACTAACGACTCTCCTAAAGCCCCCGCAACCAACGGTGATAACGCAGGCGCTACCTTAAGCAGTCCTTGAGCTATACCACCCGCGCCCAACATAGGCCCGCCAGATTGCAGCAGCATGTTAGCGGCTGCGGATGGACGGGTAACGAGAGCCTCTACCGTCTCTAAAAAACCCTCTGTTTCCCCAATCTCTTTTATTAAGCGCTGCGTCGGCTCCGAGTACGCCTGGTCGAGAATTTTTTGGGTGGCCTTAAACTTAAAGCCGGCGTCCTCCAGGCCCTTACCTACTCGCCCACCTAAACGGGTATCGAGTAAACCCACAAGAGCCTCGTTAAAAGATACGACGCCCTTTAACGCGGAAACCATAGGGTCTGTGAATAGCCTCTTGAGTAAAATCTCGGTACGCTCCATAGGCTCGTAATCCCGACCTACTACCTCGGCGTTATTTTTTTGTTTCAAGAGGAAACGCGCCAGTCCGGGATTGTTCTCGATGAGTTTGTCCATCTCGCTGCGCTTCTTAACAAACGCCTGCGCCTCAGCATCCGGCGGTAGTAAGATCGGGTTAACACCCAGCGAAGCCGATAAACCACGGTTACGCGCGGCTTGTTTAGGATCACTGTAGGCTGAGCGGTCGCGCGCCAGAGCTAATTCGTCCTGTGCGAAGGCGTTTCCCCCAAGCGGTTTGACGCGGGGTTTTGGTATCGGAGAAGGTGCAAAAGCCGTCGGAACTTCTGGAGTCAATAACGACGGCTTTTGTTTACGGATCAGATCGAAGATTTCTTCTGTCATTTGATTATAGTATCCTTATTTCGCCAAATCTCTAGTAACTCCGCTTCGGAATAGCTGACATCCCCTCGGCGTTTTGAAGCATTATACCCGGATACAAAGTTATATGCGTCCGCTCTTTCTTCCGAGGTTGCGTCAGGCAATAACTGCTCGTACCGTCGTGGGTATGTTTTTGCGCCCTCACCCAGCTTATACGCGGGAGTCTCACTATTGAACCAATATTTGTTAACCTCTACGTGTTCCTCGCCAGCGGATTGTATTATCGCCCGTTGCTCCTCCGGCGTTGGTACACGTCCAGGGTTCTGGTCTTTCCAGTCCTGCAGCTTTTGTTCTATAAAACCCTTGTAGGCTTCTTTATTCGCGGTAGTATTCGCACCTTTTGGTCTGCCGGCGTCTATCAAAGTTTTAGGTATTTTAAACTTGTTGGCCGCGTTCTCGCGGGAATTAAAAGCGGAGATTAGGGATTTGACATCTGCATTTTTTAGCACCCCCGCTAGTTCCCCAATCTCTTCAGCGGATTCTATCTCACCGTTTCGGATCTTATCCATCGTCCGCGCGTAGATCGACATAGAACTGAGGCTCGCCGGTTTGCCGTCTACGGAGCCTTTCTTGAGCGCGTCTAGCTGTTTTCGCAGCGTCGCGGCCAGTGCCGGGTTTGTCTGCGCCACCTCGGCGATTTGAGATTCGGTTATAGTTTCTCCACCCATGGCGCGCAGGAGCAGAGCCCCCTTCGCTTTTTTAGTATCCTTATCCACCGCTGTCACGAGATCACCATAAATATTGTCCGCGACTCGTAGCGTTTCAGGACTCATACCCTCCGTGAGCTTGAGTTTTTCCTGCTGAATCGCCAGGGCACCTTTACCAGAACGATACATCTCAAACATTTTCTCAGCCACGCCACGCCCAGCTTGGTCGGCGATAGCGGGTTTTAACAAAGTGTTGAGGGCTTTTTCCGTCGTGGTCGGGATCTCATGCTTAACACCGTCCAAATACTGCTTAGCGGCTGCGGTGTTGTTAGTCGCGATATACGCCCTAATGATCGATTCGTGCCCGGCGGCTAACGACTGTTGGGTGATGTGCTCGACCACGGCAGGATCGCGCACCCCCGTTTTTTCTAAATAGCGAGCTATGTTAGCTTGCTGTGCCGCGCGTTCTCGCAACACGAGCTCCGGGTTATCGTAGATGGCGCTCATAGTCTCGGCGTGCATAGCCGTTTGCGATTTGAAAATCTCGTCGGTGTGAGATATGTCCTCGCGCATAGCGTGCGTAAGGAACCCGGCCTCAAAATTCTCGCGCTCAGATGTGGCTTTTTGTTGGAACATGGCGCGTGCTCTGGGGCTGAGATTTTTACTCAAATCCTCTGTTACGCTCTTATGTAGATCCTGGTACTTCTTAAAGACGCCCTCATGTGTCGCGGCACCATTACGCAAACGCGCGTATCCCGACTCTCCCACCGTCATTAAATTTTGCCTGCGGCGCAGTTCTACGACGGCCTCCATAGCTCGTTTTTCCTCGATCTCGTCGTGAAACTCCCGCACCATATCCGCCGTGCGTTCTACCGTGCGACCCAGGTGCTTTAACGCTTGCGGAGCAAGATCCCCCCGGAATTGCGCTACGGTGAAGTCAGGTTGAGGCGCTACTCGGTTTATATCGTCTATCGTAGGTAGTCTTGGCATAGTTAGAATCCGAACCAACGAGCATTGGATGTACCCTTCGGATCGAGGCCGAAGGAACCTGCGCGCGCCGTACCTTCTAAGATCGTAGCACCCGCGTTAATAAACCCTGCTTTCTGGGCGTTCTTGCCCGTCAGGCGTGTGGCGCCTGCTTGCGCGCGCAGCCCCTCGGCCCGAGACCTGGCGTTAAAGGATTCTGTTAGGGCATTCCGAGTACCCTCCCCCGCGATGCCTGAGACGATTTGGAGCACGTTCGGGTCGCTAACACCCGCACCGGACGCCCCAGCTATCGCTAGCGCGCGAGATTGTAGCAGCCGTGACTCGCGTAGCTTCTCGGCAGAAGCGCGTTGCCCTGCGGCCTCTGCCGCCTTCGCTTGCGCCTCCATTTGCCGGGCTTCGTACTTGGCCATGGCGTTCTGTGCGCGACCCTCCTGCATAGAACCCAAGCCCCCCAAGACGGAGCCGGCGAAGCTCATAACACCTAAAACTGCGGGGATGGCTTGCATATCTGATTACTCCCTTTTGAATATGTGGTCCGCGTAGTCAACCTTAACAAACCCTAGCCGTTCAAGGAATCGGCGGGAGGTTCCCCTCTTCGGGTCGGCTACAGCATACAACGTCCCACTTATTTGCGATAATACGTGCCGCGCCATTTTCATTATAGAAACCCTGAAAACCTCGGCGCGGGTAGTCATATCGCTGAACACAACTTTTTGCCCGTGTTGGTAGTACACCCCTGCGATACCTAAAACCCCGCTCTCGTCCTCTGCCAACCAGGCGCGCATGGTCGCGGGAATAGTACCGTCGTAGTATCGTAGTAGATCCTCACGAGAGGCTGCTCGGAACTGTATCATTTAGCTGCGGTGACCATATCTATCGTCAACCCCACTACTGTGCACGGCTTCGGCGCCGTCGCCTTAAGATAAAGCCGCGTGTCGAAATTAAAAGTTCCGTTAACAGGCACTGGTTCTTGGTCATAGCTATCCCATAAATAGTTAGTTGTCACGGCGGCTGCCTCTTCGATAGGAGGCAACGAGTCCAAATAGGAGGATTCCGTCCCGAACTCCAACCCGTCCGCGTCCGTATCGTCTAGGACTAACCCCAAATGTGTAACCCGGTTATCCTTTTTTATACCTGTAGCACCGTAGAGGTTGAACCCCAACTTATTGCTCACATAGTTCGCGTAGTACGATAATCCTACCACAGCGTACGTCGTAGCCTCGGATAGCGTTATAGAGCCACTGGCCACCGTATAAGAGCCTAAATCTTTGCTATTACCCCACGCGACGACCGTACACCCTTCCAAATAGTCTAGCCCCGAGACTATGGTTGTTGAAACACCATTATGTATCAGGAATGAATCCGCGATTTTATTTATCACGCCACCTTGCGCCTCGGTCAATTCCGCCCAGCGTTCCAGGTATCGTACAACGGCGCCGTCAACCTCTCGCGCTACCGTATAATATACCAAATCCTCGACGGCATTTGTGGGTATAACACATATATCCTCGACGAGCCCAGCGGTTTCCCATGTCGTAAAGCACTTTAATTCCTCGACTTTATCAAACGTAAGTATCACTACAGTGCCGTCGCACCGTAGCAGGTGTACCCTAGTCTCTGGTCGTCGCTGCACGGCTATGCGTTTTATACCAGGGCGGCAGAGCTCAGGACAAAGAACAGACAACTCTATAGTCTCGACGCGATTGGCCTCCGTAATCACGGACTGCATAACCCTAGTGCCTGTTCTATCGACGAAGATGCAAGACGAATCAACCTTAGCAGACTCAACCGGGGCGGAGCCGAAGGTCGACCCCTCTCGGAGGTTGAAGTTGCTCGGTGTTATTGGCTCCTCAAATCCCGTCGACCGACCTATGTGCTCTGCGCACTGAGCCCCCATTAGTATACTGTTAAGAGGCACCAACCAGTTAATAGTGTCGACAGGGCCCGAACCTATAGACCGGTCGATAGGTCCAGCGTCCCCCTCGTAGTCGATGTCGTAGTTATAATAGTCGTCTACCGTAGAGCCCCATATATGATCCTTACCAGCCCAATATAGGCGAGCTTCGAAAAAGCACACAGCGGAAGGAAATCCCCGCCGGCTGCTCCAGGCTCCCTCCGCCCAATCTGAGGTAGCTGTCGTACTGCCGAAATCCTGTAAAACGAAAACGTCAACTAACGTGGGGCTCGTATACGTTATTATTCGACCGATGCCGGTTATAGACCCCGTGGGTATGCTAAGAGACGCGGTTGCAGAGCCCGAGGTATACGCCGACATTTTCAGCCGGTAGTAAATTATTTGGTTATCTAGGGTGTCGTTGTAGGTCTCGGTGGTGTTTAACGTCCAAGAGTCTACAGTAGTCCAAGAGCCCTCCTCCCCTATCGATTGCTCCAGGTCGATGGTCCCGACCCACGTACCGCTTATGGCTATTGTAAAGCGTCGGGAGTCCCCGATACCAGTAACACGTATCGAATTTGTTGTCGCATCGAGAGCGCCCAGGGAACTAGATACTGTTTGCCCTGTAGAGGTGATCCTCAATAGCCCCCCAACCTGAGTGGACTTAAAATACTCTCGCGACGCGGTAACCGTGACGGTAGGGTCTGCTGCCGTAGCGGCTACTGCGTCCACCGCCAACGTTACCGAGCCGGTGTTGGCCGCTAGGAAAGGCCCTTTATCAGCTAAGTAATCCACCAACGACCAGGATCTAGTACCCCGGCGTTCGATCTTTACAGGTTTTCGCGTCGTTCCACGCGCTATAAAAAGAATATCACCGGATTGCGCGTATCTAATCTCGTCTAATGTTTCAGCAGGTAGCAGCCCTGTCGTAAACGACATTACCCCACCGGACTCAACATTTACGCTAGTGAGGTACGCCGGATACGTCGAGGCGTTACTCACACTAACGTATACCGAAGCGCCTGTTGGTGTAAACGCCAGCGAGTGTTCCCCTACTCCTAGCACCGTCTCGGTTATGTAGTCATCTGCTGTGGTCGCGCTACCCACCCGTAGGGTGACGTTACCGTAAGCAACGATAACACGCAGCGCGTGTTCTTCATCCTGATCTATAACGGCTACGGTTAGCGTCTGCTTACGACGGGCGGCGTTTACCCCGCTACCCGTGAGCCTCATATACCCACCGGTTACCCATTCCGAAACACTATCCGCGCCCTCGTCGGCATCGGTCCAACTTGCTATATCGGTATCGAAGTCTCCGTTGGTTACGGTGGTGGATACATTAGGCCGGGTTATCAAAACCTCGTCGACCCTAACACGCACGAATTCGTCCGTAGCCTCTATGAGCGCGGTATCGTTAATCGAAAATATAAATGGGAGGTGTTTAATCGCGCCGGTAGTGGTATATGTGGATCCTATATATTCTGTACCGGGTCTGAACTGCATAGGCCCTAGTGTCTGCGGTAGCCAGTTCATCTGCTCCTCCGCCGACATGGCTATCCGAGCTACGTCCGCCCGTGCTCTGGCCTTTTGACTGACTACTCCACGATTAAACGTTAACTGATAGTCCGTGACGGCCATCCGAGCTAGCTCCCGTATAGTGAGTTACGACTGTTACGCCCTCGATTTCGGGAGCCGCGATTAGCCAACCAGGTGCCCATGGGTAGAAACTGTGTAGGGCCCTCAACCGCATCCTTAGCTAAAGCGTTTTTCTTCGCTTCGCGTAGCTCGATTTCGACCTTCAGTTTCCTATCCGGGTTTACACGTTCTGCGGCGTCGTACGCCATTTGCAGTGCTACGAACTTTGAGAACGTCTCGGGCCAGTTGGTTACGTCGTAGCCTAGCGTAGTCGCTTTTGACACGTAGCGCACATACAGCAGATCCAGATCGGAGTACCAGTATTGCCCTTTCTGTTGTACCTGCGTAACGACAGAATTGAAATACTCGTCTGAACTCATCGCACTCAGTCGCACGAAATTCGCGGGTACGGCGAACGCGTTGGTGTATCCGAAGGTGGGAATCTCGGTCACGGACGGCGTTAATTCCTCGTCCTTCAACGCGAATTTCCAATGCCCTTGTTCTAGGCAATATTCACGGATACCATTCGTCCAAATGTTATCGAGAATCCGCACAGGCTCCGTGGCGTCCGAGGTTGCCACGGCCTTGCGCTCGCCTAATGCCGCTAGCGCAAGGTTGTAAACAATCAGTTGTGTTGTCATCTGCTAGTTAACTCAAATTCGTTGAGCCACTGGATTGCCTCTTTTTTAGTTAACGAGCCTTCATGGATAATCTGTTTATCTGATTTTCGCATCACACACCATAACTTTATAGCGCCACGGTGGCCTAGCGTATACGCGCTATCGGTTGGTTCGTCGGTGGTGAAGGGCTCCTCTAATACTGTCCTTCGCAGTTCAACGACTCTGACGAAGTTCTTACCAACATGGGTTACTAGGAGCTCCACGTAATAAGCTCCGTCCTCGGGCACAACTTCAATGTGGTCTAGGACATGGAACAACCGGGTGGCGTGCGCCCAATAATCGCTCTTTACAACGGTTTCGATCGGGGTGCCCTGTTCGGGGGTGGCCGAAAAGATGTTGCGGACATAGCTTGCTTCTTTGACGCGGTTTGGTACTATCATTTTTTTTAACCCCTTGAAAAAGTATGGAGGGAAAACATTAACTGTTCGCCCCCCATAAAATACCACCCAAGGGCGGTTTGCGTCAAGCAACCGTATTAATCAGCGTTAGCTCCGGCGCAGATCACAGTACCATCTGTCAGATCGACGGCGCCTGGCGCGGTAGAGCTAACGGTCAGCACACGGTGCAGGGACACGTCACCGGTTGCGCCGGAAGTATCCCGGTGCATTACCAGATCCCCGGCTCGTAGCCCTTTGTTCGTCCCATCGGTGATGAAACCGGAGGTATTAACAGCAGCCAAGGCGTCGGCTGATTCGTGATAGAAGATCCGTGGCCCTACGGCCAAAGCGGCGTTGGTAATGCAAATAAAGGTATCAGTAGTAGCGTAAGCCATTTTTTAATCCTCCGAAGAATTATTGAGCAGCGAAGGCTGAGCCGTCGTGGTTCAGAATCACTGCGCCTTCTGCCTGCAGCAGCTTCGCACCCATGTATACGGTACACAACGCGAAGGAATAATCGTGCTCTTCGACGTAGCCGATGGTGCTGTTGATGCCTGCTGGATTAATAGCGTGTCCCACAGCGTTGCGGTGGTACAGAAAGCACTTCTCCGCGTTGGTGGCTTTGCCTGGTAGGTTCGGGTGCACGATCCAATTTACGTTTGCCCAGCGGAACATAACAGGCGCGTTTGTGAACGGCTTGTTGTTAACATATTCAACGTTGGTAAACTCTTTGGTTTGCATCAAGTATGCCCAGAACGCCGGGGTAATCAGTCCGCTGATATTGCCGTCCAAAGGTACTGAGTTATTACCCAGAATCGCCAGGCCGTACATAACCAACGACAGGCTGGCCTGTTGTGCTGTTCCCGTGTCCTGGGTCACACTGCCACCATTCAGTTCGCCGATGATGTCCTGGTCGATCTTGCGGTTGACAACGCCGAGCGTGGTCTCTTGCATAATGCGACGTTGATCGCCTTGGGATTGGAAAATGTTGAAACCGGTTTTAACCACCTTGTCGTGCCATTCAGCCAAGGTTGCGGTGTTCTGCGTCAGGCTATCAGCACGGCCAGGGATAAGACCATTAAGCCCACGGGTAACGGCGGAAGCGTCGCCGGAATCTGCTACGAGAAACGTAGCCTGATTGCCTTTGATTACGCTCTCAGAGGTTACGGTCTGGCGTAAGAGTGTTTGGTTTTGTTCAAAGCCAGCGATGAACTCCTGGCGGTATTGGATTTGCGCGGCGGATTCTGCCATGATTGGGCACTCCTAAAAAAGTTGAAAAAAAATCTTCAAGTTCTTCGGGGTGTCCGATCCTGGCAGGTTGTTACGGTTGTCCTTGTCGGGGCGCACTACCTGCTCGTCGGGGCCTACTTCGACTTGCGGTTAAAATATCAGATTCGTAACTGTGTGTCAAGCCCCTCTTTTTTGTCGTTCAGCTAACACTTCGCCCAGCTTATACATGCGATCTTGATTGGCTTGCGCTAGAGGTCCTTTCCAGTAGTCGCTATTTTTATCGCCCATCATCTTGCGCAGCTTGGCAACTTCCTCCTCGATCGAGGCGGTAGGTGTTGACTCGTTAATTCCTGGCAATACCGGCATAGGGTTGAACTCCCCTGCTAGATTCGCCAACCACATGAGCGAGGGCACATGATTCGCCAGAGGCGTACCGTCAGCTAGTTGTGCGCCCATTAGCAATTCCGGCGTGCCCTCCGGTGCAGTAGCCGCCAGAAAATTCTTTATTGAATTAACCCGACTGTCGAACTCCCGACCCCACCCATCGTCCGATTTCAAAAATTGTAAACTTTCCTTGTACGCCTGTTGCTGCTTGGCGATCTGCTCGCCCAGGATCTCCTCCTGTGCCGTCAGGTGCTCCGCTATTATGGCGTTAACCGCTGCGGGGGGAACGTTATGTTTATGCGCAACAGCTATTACCCGATCCGCCACGGGCTTATCCGCGTCTCCGAGCACCAACCCATCCGGCAGGTCAATGGCGTAACCCTCTGGGTTTTCGGGTATGCCGTACGCCTTTCTATACTCTGCGACCTCCTCCGGGGTGGATTTGTCCGTTAAGGGTTGCAACGCCTTCATACCGCCGAGCTTATTGCGCGCCTCTACACCACCCTTCAACGCATCCTCCAGCGTCGTATAACGAGATAGTTGTTTCAGTAGTTTTTCGTCGCTCCCGGCGACGCGCTCTCGTATCGCCAACCAGTCGTTAGCTGGTGGTTCTGAAGGCTCTTGGGTTGTTCCTGAGGCTGGGCTCGGAGGTACAACACCCTCCGCCGGTTGGTTTGTGTTAACGGTTTCCGTAGTCTCCTCATCCGTACCCTCTGTGTTGGTGTTTAGGATATTGTTTTCAGCCATGACGCTCTACTCCTTTTTTAATTGTCGTAATGCCCCGACATTTATACTCAGCAACTTGCGTAGCTGTAATGCCGGGAATCTTCTTCCACTAGCAAATGCGTGATCCCGATCGTTTGTACGATACTCAATATCATCGACCAAACACGCGCTATACACGACCCAGTTGATCGCGCGTTGCTGCTGCTCTGGGGTCGCCTGCCCCCGTACGCAAGCCTGTATAGCGCTCGCGTCGGCTAACTCCCAATCCGCGCTTCTAAACGGATCGGGTTGTTCTACTTTATTCTTAACTGTCATTGTCCTGCCCCTAAAGTGCCCGAAGGCGTGGGGGTGGTGCCAAGGGTTCTGGCCACATCCGCGCCTTGTTGTAACTGAGCGAGAAGTTCCGCAGTCTGTTGTGCCTGCCTATCCGCGTCGGCGAGTTCCCGCACTTCATCGGTAGTTCGCATCCATTCGGCTGGTACGCCAGAGCAATTCAGCGCCTCCCTAACAGCTTTAGTGTGATCCAGTATGTGTGCGGTAGATGGGTCTGCCGCTGTAGCATTGGCGAGTAATGAAAGCGCTTCCATGTACTTCTGCGCTTTGACTCGCTCCAGGGCGTCGTGCAGAGGAGACTCGAATGTGAATACAACCTCAGTATCCTGCAAAGTAGCTGGCCTGTCCTGTGGAACACCAAAAACACCCTGCGCCATGAGTATATCGAACGTAGCGTCGCAGACACCGCCGTTGCTCTCTGTTTCGATCGGTTCAACCAAAGGTAGCGCCTGCCGTATCCATTCCTGTACTCGTTGCCCTACTTCATAAGCCGTCATATCCGGGCCGCCCACGGGGGGCATGTTGAGTTTACTAATTAACCATGCGTCACGTAGACGGGCCTCTATGCCTGCCGCTAATTCCATACCCAGAGGGATGCCGCTCTTGTCTATAGTTAGCGGACGAAGCACCTCACCTAGTCGTTCGTCATACTCCCGGTCGACCCACGTAATGCCGCCGGCCATCACGTTCACATCGGAACGCAACGCCTCTTGGACCCCTAGCAACGGAGGTGTAACGCTTTTCTCTCCGGCTTCTAACAACGTCACCGTCATCGCTTGAAGGGTTCTCGCGTCCGGTAGCGCGGTGATAGAGGCGGGAGAGAACGCGTACTGAGATCCTGATACGGTTTGCCAACGAGGGATTACATAGCCTAGAAAATTGACGCCTATCTCCTCTAGTAGGGTCGCTTCTTCCGCATAGACAACGTAGGATTTGTATATGGTTTTAAGTTTCCCCTTCTCCGGTTTGTAGTCCTCTGGCGTAGGTTTTACGCAATGCCATAGTTCCACTAGCGTATAGGGTTCTTTACTCGCGAGTTCCCGCAGTTTATATCCCGCCGTTTCAGGCCAGTGTGCTACCGCATCTAGCGCGCGCATCTTCCACTTGCGATACACACAATCGATCACACCCTCGTCGTTCTCCAGCCAAGCACAGTCGCGCAGGTGCCTACAGCGATACAGCAGTTGCGTTCGTTTCCGGTTTAGGGATAGTTGCAACACGGCTTGCCCGAATGTCGCCAGGTCGTTATCGTGCTCTGTCATAGCTCGCCGGAATTGGGCGTCTTTGACGTACATGGCTCGCCGTTGTCGTTGCTCCGCTCGTTCTAACCAGCGCAGGCTCTCGGTATCGAGATCCTCGTAGTTACTCGTGCGAGTGTGAAACCACTGCTTATTGGTCGGACGTAACATACCACCGAGCGAGTTAGCGAGGTCCCGCCGAAACAACACAGGAGCCGTATTGGCTAGGTCGGAGGCGAACTCTGTGCCTAAAGAGCGATCCGAGGTAAAGTCGGCGCGTTCCGGGTAGAAGTTCTCCGCCAGTTCTTGCCATAAACTGAGGAGGCTCTGCCGCTTGTTAAATAGCGTTTTCCCTTGTGTGACGAGATCCTCTGCTGAGCTCATAATCACCGACCTCCTAGCGTGTCACCCTGCGATAATATTGTGCTTTGCCTTCCGCTGCGCTTTTGCTGAGCAGCTAAACTTTTCCGCTTTGCGGCGGAGATAGCCGCCTCGTCCGCCATGGGTATGACTTTCGGCGGTGGTGGCATTTTTGGTTTAGAAAATAGACTAGCCATTAAGTGTACCTCCTTCCTCGATTAACAACCGGGGGTGTGTTTCTTTTCCCCCACCCTTCTGAAATATTGTGTTGTTTTGTGCCAGTATACCACGCCATGACTACCGCGTCCCCCTCGTCAGGAGATCGGCCAAGCCGCGCGCGTACGTCCTCCTTGGATTCGGCCACCACGACCATACCATCCCCTTTGCGTCGCACCTCATACTGCGGCGCACACAGATCCGCGCGAAGCGTATTGCTCGGGGGCAAAGCTATGGCGGATCCACCAGGTTTAGACGGGTCTAACGCCTCTCTAAACGACCAAAGCGCCGCCGTACGAACGTTGGTAAATGTGAACTGCCCGAGCTTCTGGTTCGTGGCCTTAACACCCATATACGCAAAGGAGTCTATGCCGTTCGATAGTAGATGCCCGTAACAATCGGCGCCCCATCCTCCTCCCACGTCCACGACGACCTTAGCGTTATCCCGCCTCGTGGCGATTACCTTACCTGCTGCTAGCTGCGCACTGGCTACCTCTCGCCCAGGTATCACTACCAACGGGGCGAACCATCCGTCGTACCTGGGTGCCAGCACAAATTTGTCTTTAGCTACGGCCACGTCGCATCCTATTGCGCACATAGGCACGCCCATGGGAGGGCGCGGCTCCCAACGTTCCTGGGCGGCCACGACCCACGCCGTAGGTATTAATTGGAATGGATCGTCTACCGCCCCACTTAGGAAATTCCCGTCGCGATAAGCGGCGCGTAATTCGGGAGGGAGCGCGTCCAAGCTGGCCTGGTAATTGGTATCTTTCAAATCCGGATTATCGGCCAACTGTGCGGGTATAAACGTTCGAGACCTGGCGAATACTAAATCCCCGCCTACCTTATGGGGGCCTCGCCCGTCTACCTCAATCTCCTCGCCCTTCTCATTTCGGGTATACCAGCGTAACTCCCCTGGTTGGGCGGGGTTAGGGTGCCGTTGATCCAACCAAGCTGCCCAGCGTTCTACTACCCACTGACCCTCTGCCGTTGTCGGCGGGTTTCCTGCCGCGACCACTCGGCACCGCTGATTCGGTTCGGTGGACCTGTTCCAACCAATAATAAATTCGTACTGCGATTTTGTAAAATCCGATAGCTCGTCGAACCCGTACAGATCCCGTGCGCGCCCTTTGTACTTCTGTTTATCCGTCTCTAGTTGGCAGCCGCCGAGCTCCATCCGGCGATCCTTATACTGCCAAACGCCCGTCTGGCCGTTATACCCATCGCGCGATCCGAGTATTGACATTAGCCGCTCGACCAGCCCGTTTACCTCCCGGTTCGTACGGCGTAGCAGTAGCGAGTTCTTGTGTGCTGTTAGTGCTAAACCGATCAGCAGATCCGACTTACCACCCCCTGCCTGCCCCCCATAGAATAGTTCGTCCGCTGGGGAGAAATACGCGTCGCTCTGTGGTCCGGGGTTCGGCACCCAGGGCATGTGCTCGGTTACCGCGAGGGCTATGGAGATGGCTTCGTCCCGGTCCTTCTGGGGCATCCCTTTAACCGCGCGGATTACGTCCTCTAACCTCATAGTCCCGTACCTGTCAGGGTACGCAACCGGGCTAGTCCCGCTAGGATGACGCCCCCGATCGAGATGTATATCGCTACTCGTATCGTAAGCTGCGCTACGCCGTGGTCTAAGTTGAGCCTCAGCGTGTTTTGTATTGCGTGCGTAGTAGTAGATAGCGCTGCCACCCCTAACTGCATCCACACTAAAGTGTGTTTAACGATGTCCGTCGGTGTCATTGTGAGACCCGCCGCAGAGAGAACTACACTTAACACTGTAGCCGTGACGTTTGGCGTTAACGCGAGCGTCGGCGACGAAAGATTCAGGACTCTACTTATGTTTATCGCCTGCGGGGACCACGATAGTTGTTGCGCGGCAACGCTGTATTGATAGTCATACGTTACAGAAGCACCAGAGAAACTGAACGTCGGGGCGTTGTCTACGTCTACTGCGAAGTGTCTGCCTGCGGCTTGCTCGGTGAAATCTAACGTAGCGACGTTCGTACCGTAGGTCTGGGTAATCCATGGCGCTGCCTGGGTCATGCTGAACGAGGCAGTGCTTAGGGATCGCGCAAGTCGCCAGTCAAAAGCGCTCTCCGTAAAATCGAACTGTGCTACGCCGAGAGCGTAGCTAGTCTGTATCGTCGGAGCCTGTTCTGTAAAATTGAACTGTGCGGCGGCTAGGGCTACGCCCCAATAGAATACGATACTCTTCCTGGTAAACGTAAACGTCGCGGCGTTCAGGTCTACCTGTATCGTTGAGGGTCTATTACCTAAGTATAGGCGCCAGGACATTTAGATTTTAGGCCGTGGTGTTTATACACAGGCTATCCGATACCCACTCCTTCGGGTCTGTTTGATCCTGCCACACTACGAGCACCTGGTCGCCGTTCATCTCCGTTGCGGACAGCGAGATTTTTACCCCGACACTGGACGCAGGAGTGACCGCCGGTAAGGTCGTTAGGTTGGCAAACGCGCCCCCATCCGTGGAGACCTTAAAATCCCCCGCCGCGATAGTCGGGGAACTTTTGATTGAAAAACTATCCGTCGTATCGCGTAGCGTTACGTAAAAATAGAATGCTTGGTTTTTGGTAGGTGGGTTTGCATTCGCCATATTAGAGCCTCAATTGGTAGCCTGCTTGGTTTCGATTCTGTGGTATGTGCATTCCTATCGCACTTAATATCATAAGCCTGGTTTTCGCGGTGCCTCCGTTATAGTCGGAGAACGCGCCCGAATTATCCAAACGCCTGACGGCATAGCAATTCGCGTTAGGTGGTCCCACCTTGGCGGCTGCTGCCGTAGTATGCCCGTCGTGATAATACTGTACAATGCTAGTGGTCGTTGTTGGCCGGATCGCTATCGCGTAGGGGGTCCCTGCCTTCATCCTGAACGGAGAGCTAAACAGGATTATCCCTCCCGTTTGAGCCGCTGTAGTTGCCTGAGTCACTGTCGTCGTTCTCTCGGCAACCGGTGTTCCGAGAGGGTCTGAGTACAGTATCGCCTCGAAATTCGCCCCGGCGGTAGTGTTGGCTATCAAACCCCCGATACCTGCCGCATGGAATATGTCCTTCGGTATTATTAAATTGCCGTATTCGTCGGCCGTAGCGGTTCCGGAGTTATACGTGATAGAGGCCATCGCCCCGGAGATGTACGCGGTGCCGTATATCCACCCCACAGTACCATCATCAAAAACAATGTATGCGTTAGGTCGTATTGCGGTTGCCGCCGTGGCGCCCACGGTGTTATTGGAACTCACAGGGTAGTTCATGTTCGCGGTATACACACCGGGGCTCTGTGCTAAAACGCTCACCGTATCCGCGCCACTCCGTGCCGTCATGGTAAATGTAATAGCAACGAGATCCCCCTGCGCTATGGTTTTGGTGCCGCTTGTCATCGCGCTCTCGTTAGTGGCGTTATTTGTTATGCCTCCACCACCTCCGGTAAACGACGCCTCAACGTCAAATGTCCCATCGCCCTGCGCTACGCTACCAGAACCGAATAATAGATCCTGGATACCGACCTTGAACGTTGAGCTCCCGTTGGCGAAGGTAACGGTAGAGGCGTACCACACAATTTTACCTCCACCAGCGGCGGATAGAGTTTTGCTCCCGCTCAGAGGGTTTTCTAGGGTTATATAGCCGCAGAACCACAGCGTCTCACCAGCCGCGTTCACCGTTATCACCGAAGCGGCGACCGCTGAGGGGTCTATCGGGTGTAGACTTGGGAGTCGTTCTTGCGTTCCTGACAACACCAACTGAGTCACATCGACCACCCGGCTTGGTTGTAATTCTGCTGTACATACATGGTATGCAACCACATTGTCATCGCTCGGGTTTTCGCAGTTCCTCCGTTATAATCTGAGAATGCTCCGCTATTATTCAGACGTCTAACCGCGTAGCAATTCGCGTTAGGGGCTCCGGTTTTAGCGGCTTCCGCCGTAGTGTGGTTATCGTGATAGCGTAGCGTCCAGTTCGTGTTTGTCGTGGGTCTAACTGTTAACGCATAGCTCGTATACGCCCTCATTAAAAACGGCGTCGTGAACATACACAATAGTTCACCTGCCACGCTACCTATACTCTCCGATTCGATAGTCTCCACTCGTTCCGCAACCGGTGTTCCGAGGGGGTCGGAGTAGAGTATTAATTCCATCGACGCGGCGGAGGCAGGCGACGCTACCGCAGAAAACACCGCCGACAACCCCATCGCATACGTAGGCGCGCGGGGATACACAATATTGCCATACTCGTCTGCTGTGCCTGTAGTAGAATTGAACGCTACGGTGCCGAGAGCATTCACGTACGCGCAGCCGTATATCCACCCCACAGTACCATCATCGAAAACGATATACGCGTTGGGAACCGCACCTCCAGCGTTCCTGGCATAGCTCCCCCCAGTATTATCACAACAGAATGGTATTGTTGGATCAGGTGGTCCGCTCGGGGCTATTGTTGATAGAGAGACTGTAACCACATCCGTGCCAGCCCGCACGGTCATCGCAAACGTTAGGGCAACAAGGTCCCCTTGTGCTATCGTTTTTGTGCCGCTCGTCATCGTACTGGTGTTGGCGGCGTTGGCCGTTATACCACCACCACCCCCGGTAAACGACGCCTTAACGTCAAAGGTTCCGTCACCTCTACCCGGTGCGGCAGCCGTAGATACATCCTGAATACCTACGTCGAACGTGGAGCTCCCGTTGGCGAATGTAACGCTAGCCGAGCGCCACACAATTTTACCTCCACCAGCGGCGGATAGAGTTTTGCTTCCGCTTAGAGGGTTTTCTAGTGTGACGTAACCGATCATACAGAGCGTTTCGCCCGTTGCGTTTAGCACCGTAGAGCCCAGGGTATTGGCGTCTCGACGGTTCCACATTGGCGTACGCTGTAGATGACCGGGTAGTACGAGCTGAGTCATATCGTGATGGTTAGCCCATTGTTGAGCGCCGTGCGTAGCTGGTTTTGTGTGCGCCCGATTTTAGCCAGGCGAAGGGCGACCCGTAGGAATATCATCTCGTCAGTCTCCGTTATAGGAGCTAACAGGTCCGGAGCGTACAGGCCGGGGATCTCTCTATTCGCATCGCCGGTAACCGTGATGTTCCAATGATCCCCTGCCGCACACTCGCTGGTTTTAGTCAGTGTAATAGTACCCATTACCGTGGTGAGGTATAGATACCAGAGGCGTTCAGAGTGATTACTACGTCAGCAGCGGTGTTACCTACGTCAGCGCCAAAATCATCACTGTACGCGACCAGAGTGGACGTGCTAGCGACTGCAGTATCGTAGTAGATAATAACGCGCCTGGCGTTCGTAAAACCCGAGGCGTGTTGTGCCCACGTTGCTGGGTCGTCCGCGTCGAACGTCAGTACGCCGGAGCCATCTGGACCCGTCCACGTAGGCGACGCTAGAGCATTACCCCCAGCGGAGTAGTTACTCCCAGTTACCTCGTTGGTTCCCGCCGTCAGATCGTTGTAAAAGTCGTCGGTATTCTGGCTCGGTGAAAAAGTTTTGAACAGCGCCATTTTGAGCGTACCCGCTATAGCTGCGGCTCGCGTAGGATTAGCGACTGTTTTCCGCCAATTGTCAAATAGATTAAGATTTGTCGCCATGCGCTGCTCCTAATTGGTCTATCATTTCCCGACATTCTCGGGAGTTTCGTGGGGGTCTAAAACCCAAATCCGCAATTGTTTTCACGCAATCGCGAATCGATTGTACTTCCGATTCCGTAGGGTTCTGTAACGAGTTGAGCCGGATCAACCGTTCTGCGTTCCGGATAGCTCGTTTCGTTGCCGAGGGCAGTACGTGTATCGGATGTGGTTCTAGCTCGCTGGCTACGTCCGGCGGAGCAACGGCCCTACCGTTACTCAATACCTGCGAGATCAGATCGGCCACCCCTTTCATCGTACTAACCTATATATTACGTGAACGCCCACTTTCTGCGCCGCAGAGAGTGTTACCGCCAGTACCTCGTTCGCGGCGGTGGTGAACCACCCGTTAGGATTATAGGGTAGCACCAGTCCACCATTAACCGCCAGATCCCACTCGGGGCCTATAGCTGTCGTTGCCGATTTCATGGTTACGGTGTTCGCACCTCCGGCGACCAGGGCCAGAGCCATAACCTGAATTTTATTACCGGTGCCTGCTGCGGCAACCAGGGTGTGTGTTGCTGCGGTTGCTGGAGATAGAAACGCCTCCAGTATACCGTCCCTCGATACGGGATGCGCGCTCATGATTTTACCTCCAAGTATTCGTTATGCGCTCGGCGCAGTAGTGCCCGTAGCTCGTCTACGTTGTCGGGCAGTTCCGCATAGCGCTCTGGGTCCTCCTGCGACAATAGCGCGGTATACGCGGCCATCTTATCGTCGCGACCCTCGTGCCCGATCGGTAGCTGTTTGTATCGTAGCAGCCTAGCCAAATACGCACGTATTCGTAGCGCTCGGCGCTCCGTTTGCGCCTGGCTGGTGCCCTCGTCCGGCTGCTCGTCCGGCTGCTCGCCTTCTGTCTGCTTTGCTCTTCGTCCCATGGATCTCTCCTATTGCGTCATACATATCGCGCCTCCGAAGAGGCGCGAGTGTCCGGATTATTATACTGCGCCGCCGTCAGCAGCGCGATCCATCGCGATATGTACGTAGTCAATGTCCATAGTCATTGAGGCTGCTACGGACGTTTTGCTCACGCTGATATGCGGTGTCAGATCCACGCCAGCGGTAACAGCACCGGACATACGAGTACCTACCTGTATACCGTTTCTGTAGAAATCCGCCGCGCCTGCCGTTGTGATCTCGATGCGGAACGTCTCGTAGTCGTCAGCAACCGGTGCGTAGGTAGTGTTCTGGTGCGTCGCGTCCACGTTGTTCGCTACCCCAGCGATCCACCAGGTATCCGTAGACATGCGAGTATCGAATACAAATCCGACCGCATCTGCCGCGTTGGTCGTGATGGTATCAGCGGACGCTGCCGACATGATCGGAGCCTCTAGCGCAGCAGCTACGGTATCCGTGAATCCGAGGAACACATAGCAGGTAGTGATCGCGGACAGTTTTACCCGAGCCTCGAACACCAGATTGCCGTTGCTCGCCTGCCACTGTAACGCGGTGCCCGTGATCTGTTCGGTATCTGCGGCCAGGCCAGTACCAGCGTCGCCGGTTGTGAGTCGTAGTACACCGCCTATTCCGCCGCTCAGTATCGCGGCGGCGCTAGTCGCGGAGTCCGTACCCTCAGTGGCTAACCAGTGGTTTGTGTCCAGGGTTATGAAATCATCGAAAAACGCCACCCGGTTAGGTGACGGTAGCGATACCTGGCGACCGTGTTCGCCCGCCACAAATCCCTTCTGTGACAGGGCAAATCCTTGGTGGTCGATGCCGAGCTTGCGCCCGTGTAATGATGTTAGAATGCGTGACATGGTTGTGAATCTCCTTTATGCTAGTTACTCTTTGCTGTTGCTAGGATTTTCGGCATTATCGCCGCTCGCGTGCAAGCCGTTGGCCATGGCGAATGCTATGCGCCTGGCCGCCTCCTTGTCGCTGAGTTCGAGCTTGACGGTTAGTGTTTCTCTTAGGAGCTCTTCGTTCTGCGCTAGCAGCTGTAGCGCTTTGAGTTTATCGGCTAGTTTAATACGTGTTTTGGTTCTACCTGTCTCCTCGTCCGCTTCAACGTCCAGGCCAGCGATGGCCGCTCGTGTGTCGTCGTCGATCGACAGGATATCACGCATTTTCCCGGTCCGCTTGTCGTATAGCCTGGCAGGATCAAAGAAGGCCAAGCGCGCGATCTCGTTAAAGATCATTCGCTGGCGCTTATCAGACTCCAGTTTATAGTATTCCTTCCGGCGTTTTAGTTCGTAGTGGAACCGTGCCGATGGTGGGGTCTCCTGGAAAATGTCGCCGGCTTTGAACGCTGCCATTTCCTCGGACCCTGTAGCGATGTACTCCTCAATCCAAATCTGCTCAGCCTGCGACAGATCGGGAGGGTTTCTAGTGAAAAATTTTTCAAAATCGTCCATGCGCGGATTGGATCACACATGGACGAAATAGTCAAGTTTTTAGAGCCGTTTCAATATACCATCGTCGTAATCGTACGAATCGGATTCCAGGCACACCAGCGTGCTCCCCCAATCTGGATTGCACCGTCCGTGGGCCAGTACGGTTACGTGGCCGGTTGCGTGGAATGCGCCGTAATCCTGGTGAGTAGGTTCCGCAGTGTATCCGAACACCCTACCGTTGGCGTCCTGCGCTATATATTTTATGTCAGGTATCTCTAACCTCATTGTAATTCTCCTGAAAAATTAAAATCGGAGGGCCCCCTCTCGATAATAAAACTCGAATCGTCCGGAAACTCGTAAATTTCCATTATCGCGGTCGGTTCGCCCCCTGCGACGATCATGGTCACAGTATGAGTAAACGTGACTCCTCGACCAACCAGTTCCCCCGCTATATCACCGAGACCATACTGTTTCACGTCCTCATGCGTCGGTGTTGTCGTTCCAGTTAGCTCGAACAATATACTTTCTGCGCAATCGTAATCCCAGTTGTCCACAATTTTTCTCCTATAATATATTGAAATTATACAACAATTAAAAACCACTATAAAAACAAATACCCACTTACCCCGGTACTCACCACGCCAGCCGCAACCAGCCCGTCTATGGTAACCGAGATCCGGCTGCCGTGGTCCGCTTTGTGTCCCTGGCGCAGATAAACGTCCTCGATCACATCACCCCGCAGGCGAGGTCTGAACGAGCCGTCCGTGCTCTTGAGAGCATCGAGGATGTGCTGCTCCGTTTTACTAAAACGGCGGGAACGAGTCGCGCTCGGGATGTCCGGCTCTTTTAGCGTAGGTAGGTCCTGCGCTATCAAATGCCCATCCATCGTCAGCGTAACACCCGCCGAGGTAACCTCGACCAAACCCCTGCGCGCTAATCCTCGCAGGGCGATCTCGTTGTTACGTGGGGACACGACCTCCCCGACGGGGGTTTTTTGTATTATGTCCGTGGCGAGGAGGCTCTCTTCCTTAACGAGCCTGCGCAGAATCGCGGTAGCGCCGGGTTTCAGCACCTCCGATCGTGTCTGCACAATTTTGGGCAGCCCACTCGCCCGGCTACCGAGGAACACGATAGATTCAGGTGCTCCTCCCGCGATAAAAATCGCATCGAGCATGAGCTCCATGGCCGTAGTGCCCTGGTGCGTGGTTATAAATCCGCCGGGTGTAACGAAATACAACTCCACGCGCGGGGCGTCGGGATATTCCTCTACCCGCAACACCTCCGTAAGCGGCGTCACATCCACCGTGCGAGCGGCGTGCGTCAGCATAACAGCGTTTATAGCGTCAGGTGCCAACTCTATTGGGGCATAGTACACCCCAATTGCCTCAGGATTACTCAATCTGTACTTGTATAACATTTTTTGCCCCTTGTGTTAATCGAAAAACTAGCATACTCCTATCCAAAAAAATATGCAAATTATTTCGTTTTAGGTGGGGTGGGTCTCGCGCGTCCTCTATGCGGAGGCTCCCCTCCAGGGGGTGCTTCCGTGTAGAGTAGTGGGGGTACTCTCTTTAGGAGAGACCCCCTCTACGAGCGCGAGTGCGCGCGCGCGCACGCGTGTCGCGTACGCGAGGGACGTTTTCGCTACTCTGGGTTAAAAATAGGACTCAAATGGGCGTCCAATCCGCGCCAGGATCGCGCAGGATCGATTTTTTAGAGAAAAACATACTAACGGATACCCTCCGGATCTCCAACGCCTCAAATCGCCGCAAAAAAAATGCTTGCAATTAAAATTTAACCAGTGTATTATCCGATTTCGCTAGGCGTTGCTTGCAATTAAAATTTAACTAGCGTATTATGCAATTTCAATTAAATTTCTAGGAGAGAAAAAATGACTGATAGAGAATTGTGTGAAAAATATGGACGCCCGAACAATTATGGGTGGTTACGGGTCCCCTTAACAGGATTTGCGGAGGCGTGTTTTAACGACCTCTCGGAGTCGGATCTGCGGGAGGTGCTACAAGGACCCGCGATTCCTGCCGACTGTGAGGACTGGGGGATCACAGAGGGAGAATGGCGCTCTGGTGTGGAGGCTGCGCTCGCGGCGAAGATTCTGGCGCGGCACGACGACACGCTCCCACCGGAGGTAGAGGGCACTAAATACCCTGGCGTCTGAGATGAGGATGTCGAGCATATACGTTGGTTGGGTGAACCTAACGGGCACAATTTTACAAAGGAGGGTGAGATGCTGATACGAAATATAAACGGAGAGGAGTTGTTAGATTTCCCAGGCGATACGTTGGTTGGTGCGGATCTACAAAACGCGAACCTCCGGGAGGCGAACCTCCGGGAGGCGAACCTCCGGGAGGCGAACCTAACGGGCGCAAACCTACGCGGCGCGTACCTGTGTCACGCGAAACTAAGGGAAGCGAACCTCCGGGAGGCGAACCTCCGGGAGGCGAACCTAACGGGCGCGAACCTAGAGGGCGCGTACCTAATAGGCGCGAGCCTAAAGGGCGCGAACCTAACGGGCGCAGATCTAGAGTACGCGAGCCTAAAGGGCGCGAACCTAACGGGCGCGCGCCTAGATTACGCGGATCTACGTGATGTGACCCTAGGAGGCGCGAGGTTACGATATGCGCACCTGCGTAACGTGAGGCTAGTGGGTGCTACTCTGAAGCGCACGGACCTACGGGGCGCGGACCTACAGAGCGCCGACCTAGCCCAGGCGAACCTAGAGGGCGCGAACCTAACGGGCGCGAACCTAGAGGGCGCGGACCTGCGAGGTGCGAACCTATTTGGTGCGAACCTAACGGGCGTGAACCTAAATGGTGCCGACCTGCGAGGTGCGAACCTATTTGGTGCGAACCTAACGGGCGTGAACCTAACAGACGCTACCTACAGGGAAATCTAACGTGGAAATACGAGATATATACGGCGTCGTATTGCTAGAGGTCCCAGGCGATACGCTAAATGGGGCGAATCTACGGTGCGCGAACCTATCTAGCGCGGATCTAGAGAACGCTAAACTAACGGGTGCGGATATACAGGGCGCGAACCTGTGGAATGTGAAACTAGAGGGCGCGGACCTGCGAGGTGCGAACCTATTTGGTGCGAACCTAACGGGCGTGAACCTAAATGGTGCCGACCTGCGAGGTGCGAACCTATTTGGTGCGAACCTAGTAAACACGTACATGGTGGGTGTGAACCTAGAGGGCGCGAACCTAGGACGCGCTAAACTATGGAACGCGAACGTATCGGGTGTGAATCTACGGGGCGCGAACCTAACGGGCGCGAACCTAACGGGCGCGAGCCTAACAGACGCAAACCTCCGGGAAGCGAACCTATCTAGCGCAGATCTAGAGTACGCGAACCTAACGGGCGCGAACCTAGAGGGCGCGGACCTAGAGGGCGCGAACCTAGGGGACGTGCACCTAAATGGCGCCGACCTGCGAGGTGCGAACCTAGAGGGCGCTTTTTTATGGGGCGTTAACATGGAGGGCGCGAACCTAGAGGGCGCGAACCTAGAACGCGCGAACCTAGAGGGCGCGAAACTACGGTACGCAAACCTCCGGGAAGCGAACCTAGAGTACGCGAGCCTAGAGGGCGCGAACCTAACGGGCGCGAACCTAACGGGCGCGAACCTAGAGTACGCGAGCCTAGAGGGCGCGAACCTAACGGGCGCGAGCCTAACAGACGCGAACCTAGAGGGCGCGAACCTAACGGGCGCAGATCTAGAGTACGCGAACCTAACGGGCGCAGATCTAGAGTACGCGAACCTAACGGGCGCGAACCTAGAGGGCGCGGACCTATCTTGATGGAGGGTTTAGAAAATGAATAGCGATCAAAAACTTATTCTGGTTGTAGGTCTCATAACCGCTGCATTACTCGCGTATCTAATTACCAATGTGAACGACAAAAAAAGGGAACAAGACCTCGAGTGCAGGGCGCTTGGCGGTTTGATGATACGAACGTATCGTGGTGATATTTGTGCGGACGTAAGGGACCTTAGAAAATAAGTGCTGATTTTTAAGTGTTTTGTTGGCTGATACGCGCGATTCCCCGGCGCGCAATCCGGAGAGCTAAGAAGGAAGCGGCAGCACGAAAGGACGTGTGGTTAGGGTTTAGGCGATTTGGGGTGAAATCGGGAACTACGCTTTTCTAGGGAGCGACTATCTGAAAGTAGCGGGTAGATTCATTCGCTGTGGCGGTTCGAGTCCGTCGATTGCGGCAAGCCCATGCCGTAGCTGGTATCAAGCCCAGCCCGCTTCACTTGTTAGCAAACAACACGCGATTCCACGGCGCGTAATCCGGGGGTTTAATTTGGAGGAGTAAAAATGCTCGATATACGAGGATTAGACGGCGAGATAATGCTAGAGATACCAAGCGATACACTGGCCGGGGTGTTTCTGGCAGGTGTGAACCTAGAATATGCGGATCTAACGGGCGCGTGGCTACGAGGAGCGAACCTAACGGGCGCGAGCCTCAGGGGTGCGAGGCTACATGGTGTTAATCTGCGGGGCGCGAACCTAGAGAGTGCGAACCTAGAGAGTGCGAACCTAGAGAGTGCGAACCTAGAGAGTGCGAACCTAGAGAGTGCGAACCTAGAGAGTGCGAACCTAACGGGTGCGAACCTAAAGGGTGCGAACCTAAAGGGTGCGAACCTAACGGGTGCGAACCTACATTACACAAACCTAGAGGGTGTGAACCTAGAGGGTGCGAACCTAGAGAGGGTGCGAACCTAAATAACATAAACGCGCTCGGTGTTACGTTATCTCGCTGGGGGATACAGATACGTTTATATTAAATTTACAGGAGTGAGGCAATGTTACAACTGAGAAACGACGAGGTATACCTATTTGGTGTTAGGACCCCGTTCAGACTACGACAACAGCCAGAGGGTACGGCGCTGCTAGAGGAGATCGACCAGGGTTTTATAGAGCACCCGTTACCGCAACAGTGGTACCGTACGCGTAACTATAGCGATTGTGAGCAACTGGCTACGGTGGTACTAAACATAGTTTTCAAAAAGGAGCGTACTAATAATGGCGAGAAAACGGAGCGCGGCGACAGAAGCGGCGTTGATGGATATAGCAATGGGGATGACGCAATACGCAGCAGCGAAGAAGCACCGGGTATTGCAATCAACACTGAGCCGAGCGCGGAGACCGCCGAAACCCAGACAAATCTGTCCCTGCTGTGGCAGGGCTGTGCTGAGGCGGGAGGAAATTTGACGGTGCATGTGGTGCAGTATGTCGACCAGTATACGCAATCGCATAGAGTAGCGGCTAAAGGGTTTTTCTCCGAGAAAATCGCTAACGTATATGCTAAAAAATTAACGAAGGGGCAGGCATGGCCGGTGCATGTTGTACCTGACATACCGACGCACAACTAACCCCTCTCCAATGGCGGCTATACCAATTCACACAACACATAGCCGCCCTCTACCCTAATCAATCCAGATTTGACCGCCGCATCGAACACCGAGGGCTTGTGTCCTGGGACCGAGCTCTGCACGGTGTTAACATCCGGCCACACCCCAGCATGTAGATAGTAGTTAGCAATAAACGCCTCATATTCTGCTGGATATGCTGATTTTTTATCGGTACTAGGCACGGCCACGTCATAGCTACACACGCACGATGTTATCCCTGGCGCGAGCTCAACCTGTTGCAACCTGAATGCGATCTCTACGTCAGAATCATCTCCGCCGTCTTTCAACTTCGTTAGTTTCAAACATCGGATAGAGCGATCCTCTTTCTGTCTGGATACAAACGCCTCGAAATCTACCGCGCCTCTTAACGCGCTAGAACCTCTCGCCGTCGTTGTGTTTTTGCCGGAGTGATGTACGAGCAGAATCATCGCACCGGCGTGGCGATTCAGCGCCTTACAACTAGCTACTACAGCAGCGGCGTCCTTGGCCGCGTTCTCATCCCCCGACATACAGGCCGCGTACGTGTCGATTACGATGAGGTCAAACGACACCGGGTAACGCGCTATCTCAGCGATGAGCGCCCTTACCTGCCCTTTGTGCATTAGATCCGGAGCAGCCGGTAAAACATGCAGTTGTATGTTGTCTAGCGGTACCCCACGATCCTGCGCCCAGGAGCGTATCCTGCGTCGAAAACCAACCTGCCCTTCGGCGCATACATACAACACGCAGCCGGATTTTATTTTTCGACCACACCACTGGTCGAGACCAGAGGCAATACTAGCAACCATGTCGTAGGTGATAAACGTTTTACCCTCTCCTGCGCCGCCGTACAGCAGCCCGATGGTCGCCCTGGGCAGAAGCCCGTCGATAAAAAACTCTAGTTCGATGTCGGAATCTGCGAAAGACGCCGCTGACTGGATAACGAATCCCGTCGACGATTCGTGAGAAACCTCCTCCGTTAGCTCGTCGTCTGGAATGGCCTCGAAATCGTTACTAGGATCTATGCCTAGTGCGCGCTCGTATAGCTCAATTGAGCGGTTCTCGCAGTGCCCGTGTTTGCATATTATCGCCTCGCGGTCATAACCACCGGTATGTGCAGGACGGTACTGTGTAGTAGTCTCGCTCGACTCTGTGGTGTGTAGCTCCGAGAACGGGCATTCGACATTCAACGTCAGGCCGTCCGACGCGACAGATAACACAAGACCCTTATCGTATAGTGCCTGCGCAACCGGTGTGAGTGCCCGATCCGCAATCGCTAGTTGCCGATCGTTTGTTGTCGCGACCCCGTATTGATTTTGCAGCGCGTCGATTAGTTCCTGCAATCGAGCTAGTGTTATCGTAGGTATACCCGAGTCTAAATCGCGCCATTCGTACCGCGAACGGCTCACACCATCCCGTTCGATGTGGGCACCTGCGACGATGAATTGCTGTTTGGCTCCCAGGATCTCGATTATCCCGTGCTCCGTGTGGATTACGCGTTTGTTTATGTGCTGTCCGACACGTACGGCTAGCAGGAATTTGGGCGAACCCCGCCGGAATCTGACGGGTAATTGCAATCCTAAAAAATTATCTATAAATGCGTTAACACGTGTTGCGAATGCGTAATCCGTCAAATCGCAGTCTATGCCGATCACGTTTCTGCCGATCAAACACAGCCCATAATCCGGCTCCGCCATCCATCGTTCCAGTTCTGCCGTAGTAGCGTAGTGTTGCGTCCACTGCGCAACCCCGGTAACACGACCCGAGCGATCGAAAACACTAGGCGTTTTGCCTAAGGTTTTCAGCGCGGTAACCGGAGAGAGTTTAGCCTCCGGATTGCTTACGACAGGCAGCAGATCCTCCCCGAGATTCAATTGGTATACAAACGTAAACCAATCCTCCTGTGATGCACCCCAATTCATATTTATCTCCCCCTGCGGGTAGTTTTGGCTATACTAGCCAGTGTTATTACCGGCAGTATCATTTCGTCCTTAACCTCTCGCCGTATCGCGTTAGCGGACAGCACTATAGCCAGCGCCAATCGCACCTTTGGGTTCTCCCTGTGTGCGCGAGCCAGGTTAGCCAGGTATTGCGACGATGTGCCGGCTCTATGTGCGAGCTCATCCCGCAGGTATGGCGGCGCAATGCGTAACCACTCGGCCAGCGGTGATGAAACCGTATCCTCGCGGTGCCAGCGTACGTCGCGCATTCTGTAATCGTTCATTGTTTACCTCCTTCGGTGTGTTGTTTTTATAGACTATCATAAATATTGCAGTCGATGCAGCAAAATAATCAGTTGCAATTAAAATTTAATTGGAGTATATTGCACTCCTGTGAGTCGTAGCCATAATTCGTGAGCGCAGGCTAGGCTCTAAATTACCAGGAGAGAAAGATGAGAATATTCGGTTTTGAGATACACCGGGCACAGAGAACCCGGTTCGATGACAAGGTGTGGAATCCGCATCACAGATTCGCGACGAGGCTAGGGGATCTAACCCCGGCGGAGCTTCGAATCGAACTCGGGCTATGCCTGCATAAAGCCCGAAACGGCGGAGGGTATACTATCGATCCGCTCGACGTTAGAGAACGCCTGCAGGAATTCGGGGATAAAAGAAGTTTGAACTATGACGTACTATATAAAGGAGTAAGAAAATGCACGGATTAAAAACCCTGACGCAGCTAAATGAGTTAGCTGCACAGAACGCGCCAGAGGCTATAGCGAAAGCGTTAGCCACCGAGGCACCCCCGAGCACCAACAATGCGGCGATAGATAGCGCTATCGCTGAGCGAAAGGCGGTGCGAGAGCAACAGGTATCAGAGCTAGCTAAGCTGTCGATACCAGAACTCGTGCAGCGCGTCGAAGCGCTGCAACTACCAACAACCCTGGAAGAAGCGCTCGCCCGTAAATTGGCTTGCTTCTGCCATACCGACGATGATGCAACAGGAGGATTAGCATGAGTATAGAAAGGAATATAGAGCGCATCGCCGATGCGCTGGAGTTGATAGCGCAGAAGGTTTCCGCCCAACAACCGGCGGCGGCAGTGGGGGAACCCGAGCCGGTAAAGCGAAAAAAGAAACCCCAAGCCGAGGACCCGACGCCGAATGTCGCCGAGTCCGAAGCGCCCTCCGTGTCCGAATCGGTAACAGAAGAAAGCGCTACCGCGCCCTCGGCTGCACCGAGCATGTCTTTCGTGGAGGTTAAGGAAATTTTCTTCGAGGCACTTGGAAAAATCCGAGACCGGGTAGGACTGGACAAAAGTCGCGATATAGGCGGCGCTTTACTGCGAAAACACTGCGGCAGTGCGGTGATAACCAGGGAGAGTCTCCCGATTGAGAGGTATCAGGCACTCGTGGACGACATCCGGGAGGAGGCGGATAAGTATGGGGCACGCTAAACTGTCCCCTAGCGGGGCCGAAAAATGGATCTCGTGCCCGGCGTCGGTGCTACTAGAGTCAATCACCCCACCAGAAAGATCGTCCGCGTTCGCAGATGAGGGTACGGCGGCGCATTTTCTGGCCAGCGAGTGCTTGCAAAATCATGCGACGCCAGCGTCGTACCTGGGTAAAACGATTCAGATACGCGAGTATTACAGTGGGGACGAGATCTGTACCTGGAGCGATGAGCCTCTAGCGGTAGCTAGTGGCGACGAGAAGGTGCGATCGGCTTTCCTAGTGGATGACGAGATGGTGAGCAATATCGGGGCGTTTATCACCCGTGTGAAACAATACCAGGGAGAAACTGGTATTCTGTTCAGCGAAAGAAAACTAGCTATAGACCACATAACCGGCGAGGAGGGTGCCGAGGGGACTGGTGACGTGGTTATTCTAACCGACACCGAGCTCCAAGTTCACGACCTGAAGTACGGCCGGGGAAAGCGCGTGGAGGCCGAGAGCAATAAACAGTTGATGTTTTACGCCCTCGGAGCCCTGCGGGAATTTGAGCAGTATTTCCCCGCGAAACCACGGGTGCGGATAGTGATACACCAACCCCGGTTAGATCACTATCCGGAATACGAGTGTTCTTATGAGGAGCTCGATGCCCTCGTAGAACAGGCCACTGCGGCGGCGCAGGCTGTGGTTGATATGGAAACGGGGCTTGCGCAACTGAGCGCATACGCCAAGCCCGGCGCGCATTGTAGTAATAGTTTCTGCAGCGCACAGGCGAATTGTAAGGCACTGGCTGCGTACGTTACGGGCATAGGCGGTTTCGAGCCGTTAACGTATGTTGGGATAACCCCGGCGGAGCTAGCAGAGTATTATGAAAAGTTGCCGTTGATAGAGGCGTGGGTTCGTGCCGTGGAGACCCGCGTACGTGATCTGCTAATTTCTGGGCAGGAGGTACCAGGACATAAGCTGGTCGAGGGTAAACAAGGCAACAGGGCGTGGGGTGATCCGGAAGACGCGGCTAAGACCATGCTGATAGCGGGGGTGTCGACGGACAGCGTATACACAAAAATCGTGGTATCTCCCACTGTAGCGCAGAAAACAGTGCCCAAAGATGTTTGGGAGAAGCTGCAGGCTCTAGTGACAAGAACCCCCGGCAAACCCACCGTTGCGCCAGTCTCGGATAAAAGACCGGCGTTAATTTTAGACGATTTAGAAAATGACTTTGAGGAGTTAAAATCATGAAAGTATTTTTAAAGAATGTAAGACTGAGTTTTCCTTCCTTGTTCCACGCTTCGGCGTACGAAGAGGGCTCGAAACCTGCCTATCGGGCGGCGTTCATTATCGCACCGGGTTCCGAGAACGATAAAAACATACGGGCAGCTATAGAGGAGGCTGCTAAAGAAAAATGGGGCGCTAAGGCCCCAAACAAGCTCAAAGCGTACGAGGGTAGTAAAACCCAATTCTGCTATCGCAATGGCGATCTAATGGATCGCGAGGAGTACGAGGGTGCGTGGATACTCGCGGCAAAAAGGAGTGAAAGCAAAGGACCCCCCGCCGTAGTTGGACGCGGAGGCAGGGGTGACGTGCTCACGGAAAGCAGCGGGAAACCGTACGGCGGCTGCTACGTCAACGCCACAGTTGAGACCTGGGCTCAGGATGGCAGCACACCAGGTTTACGTTGTACTCTGTTAGGCGTACAGTTCATAAGTGATGGTGAGCCGTTCGGTGGTAGCCTAGCCTCTGACGAAGATTTTGAGGACCTGACGGTCGACGACGCTGCAGACGATTTTGGGTTCGCATAAACTAACATCATAGATGGGAGTGAGGATTTCTACGTATGGGCACCACGTTCCCCAGGGGGAAACCTCCGGACTAAACGGACCCAGCGGCGACACTCTGCCGCTTGGACAGTACGCTGTGCAATTATCGGACGACCCGAGTAATAACTATTAACGATATGCGCATTAAAAGGGTAGCCTCACTTTAAAACGGCATCGACTCAAAACGTACAGAGAACCGCCTACGCGGTGACAGCCCGGAGAGACGGGCATTTTTACAACAACAGGAGAAATATTATGTGCTGTCTTATTATATTCACAACGATATTGTATATATCTGTACTAATCGCAACGGCAATGCTCATGCTCTATAGCGAAAACCGAGAGATTTGGGATCTGGAGTTACCGGAAATACTAAAAGAACAAGCCTTGTAAGAACATGAAACCAACGAACCTATGGCTAGACCTAGAAACATATAGCGAGGTGCCTATCTCCGCAGGCACCTATCTCTACGCTGAAGCGTGTGAAATTCTGCTCTTTGCGTACGCGATAGATGACGAACCCGCTAGGTGCGTTGATCTCGTAAACGGTGAGAAACTACCTGAAGAATTAACCGCGGGTATCCACAACGCTTCGTATGTATGGGCACATAACAATATGTTCGATAGGAATGTAATACTCCGTCGACACCCGGAACTAGCACCCCTCGATAACCATTGGCGGGACACAATGATTCAAGCATTAGAGCACTCACTCCCCGCCGGATTGGGCGCGCTATGCCAGGCGCTAAGACTGCCGACGGATAAAGCTAAGGATAAGGACGGGCGAGCGCTTGTGCGCTTATTCTGCCAGCCTCGCCCGAAAAATTGCAAGGCACGACGCGCTACTCGCGACACACATCCGGAGGAATGGTCGCGTTTTATGGCGTACGCGACGCAGGACGTAGAGGCCATGCGCAACGCACATAATAAAATGCCGAAGTGGAACTACCCAAACAACACGCGCGAGCAGGAGTTCTATGCGATCGATAGAAGGGTAAACGATCGAGGGCTACTGATCGACGTGCCGCTGGTCGATGCCGCTATGGCTATGATTAAAGAGGAGCAAGCGCTCCTACGGCAGCAGACCGGTGACCTAACCGCAGGCGCATTAAACACAACAACGAAACGAGATAAAACGATAGACTACATACTGCAGGAACACGGCATCCTGGTAGATGATCTGACCAAATCTACCGTAACCGAACTGTTAGCGCTACCAGATTTAGAACCCGCGCTAAGAGAACTCCTGCTACTACGGCAGCAGGCGTCGTCGGCGTCTACCGCTAAATACAAAAAAGTGCGCTCCTGCCTCAGCAGCGACGGACGGCTGAGGGGGACGATACAGTTTTGTGGAGCGTCACGCACGGGGAGAGATGCTGGCCGGATGTTCCAGCCTCAGAATCTACCTAGTCGAGGGTTGTTATCCAAACCGGAAATATCCTATGGCGTCGACGCCGTGACCCACGGATTCCATAGACAATTTTTTGATAACACGATGTTGCTCGCGACCTCGCTCGTGCGCAGCATAGTAATCGCGCCCGAGGGTAAACTGCTATACGTTTGCGATCTGGCTAATATCGAGGGTCGCATGGTGTCCTGGCTAGTCGGCGAGTATTGGAAACTGGAAGCGTTCAAGGCATTCGACCGGAAAGAGGGTCCCGACTTATATAGGCTCGCGTATGCGCAGGCGTTCAGGGTAGAGCATATTGACGTTGATTCGTTTCAACGGTCGATCGGTAAGGTTTTCGAGCTAATGCTAGGATACCAAGGCGGCGTTGGTGCGTTTGTGGTGGGGGCGCTAGGCTATGGGTTCGACATCGAGGCCCTGGCGGAGGAGGTGACACCTACGTTACCGCCAGACGTCGTGACCGAGGCTGAGGATTTCCACGGCTGGCTAACTCGAACAAAGAGGTTAAACGATTACGGGCTGACAAAGAGGGCCTGGATAGCTTGCGAGGCGTTAAAACGCCTATGGCGTCGGAGTAATCCAGCCGTGGCCTCTTCGTGGAAAGAGCTCGAAAACGCGGCGATAAAGGCCGTTAACGAACCGATGGAGGTAGTACCATTCCGAGGTAGACTGCTGTTACGCAGAGAGGGCTCGTGGTTACGCATAAAATTACCATCCGGCAGATCGTTATGCTATCCAAGTATACAATACCAGGAGGGCTCGTTATCGTACATGGGCGTACACCAGTACACTCGTAAATGGTCTCGCATAGCCACGTCCGGAGGTAAATTGCTGGAAAACATAACCCAAGCAGCTAGCCGGGATATATTGTTTGACGCCCTCCCAACGCTGGAGGCGGAGGGTTACGAAGTAGTGTTGCGCGTACACGACGAGATTGTTGCAGAGGGTGCAAAAGATTTGACACTAGCCCGAATGTCAACGATAATGACCTCTAGTTCGCCTTGGGCGGACGGGCTACCGCTAGCAGCAGCGGGTTTTACATCACGGAGGTATGGAAAATGAAAGATCATTTAGCGTTAATACTGACCGCGTTCATATCGTGGTCGATAGTGGTACACCTCGCCTGGTTGGAACTAGCTAGGATTTTTGGACTGTGAGAGAGTCCGAAATAGAGAAGCATTTTACCAAGAGCTCGCGGCAGAGAGGCGCGCTCGTGCGTAAATTGCGCTGGATCGGACGGAACGGCGCGCCCGACCGGGTGGTGATTCACAAAGGGTTCGTATTTTTCGTGGAACTGAAACGCCCCGGCGGAAGTACGCGGATATCGCAAACACTAGAACACCGGCGGCTAGAGCACCACGGCGCTAACGTCGCGGTTTTATCAACGATAGAAGAAGTGAATATATGGATAGAAAAAAATTTAGGCCCAGAGAGTACCAGAGCCTAATCATTGATTACCAGCACGACCGGCCCAGATCAGCGATCTGGGCGGGTATGGGCACCGGCAAAACGGCAGCGACACTGACCGCTATAAGCGAGGCGCAACAGTGTGGGGAGAGTCACCCGACGTTGGTGCTGGCTCCGCTACTCGTAGCCAAGGAGACCTGGCCCAGCGAAGCGCGGCTGTGGAGTCATCTCAGTGCGCTGTCCGTGATGCCGGTAGTAGGTACGGCGAAAGAACGGCTGCGTGCGCTGGCGTTCGACGCCTCGGTTTACACGACGAACTACGAGGCTTTGCCTTGGCTGATCGACCACTACAAAAACCGGTGGCCGTTCGGGCGTGTGATCGCGGACGAAAGCACCCGGCTAAAGAGTTTCCGGCTGCGGCAGGGTGGTTCTCGCGCGCAGGCGCTAGCCAAGGTAGCGCACACGCATGTTAGGAATTTCATCGAGCTAACAGGCACGCCATCTCCCAACGGGCTACTGGATCTATGGGGGCAGATATGGTTTCTGGACGGCGGGAAGAGGTTAGGCCGTAGTTTTACGGCGTATCGAGATAGGTATTTTCGTATACGACCCGACGGTTTCGGGTATGACGCGTTACCGCAAGCGCAGGATTTGATACACAATGCGATCGCAGATGTATGCCTGACGATCCGCTCCGAGGATTGGTTCGATCTACAGGAACCTTTTGTGGTTAACCGGTTTGTAGACCTACCGATTCGGGCGCGGGGGCACTACAAAGAAATGGAAGATCGATTCTTTACGGAGTTATCGGGCAGACCGGTCGAGGCCGTTAATGGCGCGTCGAAATCGCAAAAACTACTCCAAATAGCGAATGGCGCGGTGTATGTAGACCCGCTAACCGAAAGCGATGACGCGCCTATCGGCGGTAAAGAATGGCGAGAGGTGCATGATGTTAAGATCCAGGCGCTAGAGAATATAGTTAACGAGTTCAATGGTGAGCCGCTACTCGTGGCGTTCCATTTTAAGTCGGATCGCGAGCGATTGTTAAAAGCGTTCCCAAAAGCAACGGCGATGTCGGCTCGAAACGCTAATGATACTGTGCGGGATTGGAACGCTGGGAAAATACCAATGCTATTGGTGCATCCTGCAAGCGCGGGGCATGGG